GTGCTAATCTTGTAAGCCTAACTTTATCTCACACTTTTATTCTGAGATCATTAGGTTCATATATATTAACTCTATATCTCTCAATAGCACTATCATATTCTACCATTCTTGCCCATTTTAATACATCAAATCCTTCTGGCATTTTTTCAAAGTCTCTTTCCTCAAATCGAATTCTATATTTTTCATTAAATAAACAATCATCTTGAACTTTATCTACTTTAAATCAATGCCACAAACCATAAAGCACTTCTTTATTTAACTGTAGTTTTGAAACATAATCTTCTAACGAAGAGCTCTTAAGTCTTACGGTGTCTCATACCTTAAATTTCATAATATATTATTTAAGAATTAAAATGCATTCATCTTAGCATCGTCTTTTTGTTATCATCAGTAACCATTAGATACAATCAAGAAATATTATATTTAATAGTTATCGCTGCTTGATTATCAAATGCTTTAATAATTTCACTAAGATGTTTAAATGACATAACCATCTTAAAATCTTTTTTAATATCTGAAAGCACCGATAAAACTACTTGATACTTACCTTTATCCTCTACAGCATTCTTAACAGAACATTCTTTATTATCTTTGTAAAAATCAAACATAATGCTATAATTAATATCGTTTGCCATCAGAGACACTTTTTTGATTGCATCTTGGAGTTCTTTTGTATTAAATGTAATCTCTTCAAATTCAAGTCTTTCTACTGCCGCCATAGTATTTTTGTAATCAGGATACTTAGCGGACATTGTACAACAATAAATCGTTGCATCAAATCCTTCTAATCTAGAGAATGTTGATATATAATTCTCTGCGATTTCCATTTCAATATCACTTAGATCGTTGATCTTAGATATTGGAGATAGCACATCTTTAGAGATATTAGTATCAACTCAGTCTCGCATAAAGCTATCTGTGTAAGCTATAATCTTCATGCCGTCAGATCAAGCGACTGAGATTTTTCAATCAGCAATATCCATCTTCATACCAGTTAACCCTAACGCAATATTCTTAAATGGGATAAAAGGTCAAACAATATCTACTATCTTTTTAAATTCTCATTTCTTAAACACTACCTTTGATACATTCCCATATGGTTCAGGATCTGGTAAGATATCTTTATTATCAATAAGCTTGAACTTAAATCTATCTTTACCGGCCTTAAAGTGAATATTGTTGTCTTCTATCCACATTTCGACATCCTGTTCACTAATTCACTTAAGAATTTTAAGAATATCAAAGGTTGGAATATAAGAACTTGTAAGATCTCAATCAAAAGGAACTACAACTTTAACGTAGTTAATTCCGTTATAAGACTTAAAAATAAGGTTGTCTTCTTCTTTATATACATAAGTATTAGCAATAATCGGATTAGTTGTTGTCTTTAATAAGAATTGTGAAGACATTTCTAAAATGTCTACAAGTGTTTTAGTTTTGATTTTCATCTTGTGCAAATTAAATTCTAAAGCGACAAACGAACGGTTTGTTTTAATTAAGCTTAGCAATAGCTCAATTATAATTCTTAGATCGATTTGAGCAAGGTCAACTACAATAGTTTCTTGCTAGCCAATCTTTTGAATTTTTATTATTTTCTCGTCAGTTTTTTTTATAGAGTTCTAACCAATCGGTTACAGAATCTCGTACAGATTCGTAATGTCTAGGACTATATCAAGTTCTAGTTCTTTGCATTAAACCAAAGCAATTGTTTCATCTCGTACATTTTCTAAAAGTTCAGCTTTCAGAAGATGACACTCAAACAATATGTTTAACACAAGTCTCTGTGTTGTCTGAATAAACTTTACATGAATCAACAATATGTTGGGCTAACCCAAGATATCATTTAATTCAAATAAAATTTTCTTCTAGCTTGGTAACTAGTGGGTCTACCGTTTCAGGTTGTATAACCTCTCAAACAGCAAAGGATTGTTGATACCCAATAGTTAGGGCAAGCAACAAAAATATAATCTTTTTCATACTACATCATATATAAAACTTCAGATAGAGCTAATCATATCTTGCAGTTCATTTGTCGCAGTACAACCAGTATAATAAAATAAAGAAAAAAATCAAGAGATTTTTAGTCTCTTAATTATTCTGTTAAGTAAAAATCTTCTCTTACTCAGAACTTCTCCATAACATCTTTTCTAGAAACTGCTTGTGGTTTTAGTTTACGGATGTCTTTATAATAATAATGATAAAGAGATTCTCACTTAATAAATTCTTCTTTCATTCTAAAAGGAACCCCTGCATATGCGTATCCAAAATCTCCTGGTACTTCTGAAAGATATATTGCAAGTTCTCGTTTTACTCAATCTCTAGTTGCTTCTATAACTTCTCAATACTCAAATAGTTCATTTTTTCTAGTCGGGACTACATCCTCTTCATAAACATAATCATTCCTTCAACTTCAATAAAAGATAGATGAGCCATCTTTTTTTATAATCGTAAAAATCTTAGGGATATCTGTTCTTGGATAAAATGCATTTTGTTTATACTTATCACTTAACTTCAATTTCACAGTATCTCATACATTGAATTTTCTATATAAAATCATTAGATTTTAATATTATCAATTAAAAACTTAAGTAAATCTTCTTCAGACATTAGTGCTGATTCTAAAACCCAATATTGAAAGTTGTGGCTAAACCATCAAATATTATATCAAGTCTTACGAACATTCTCTCGAAAATTATAAGTTCTATTATATAATTTATTATCACAAATGAATTGCCAAAGTCCACTTTCTAAAGACACCATCTCACGAATTGAATAACTAAAAGGATGTTTACCTTTTTGTCGAAAAACAATCTTTCAACAATCATAAACCGCGTTCGTTATTCAATCAAGTTCAAAAGGCTTTCGTCCTTTCTCAATAAGTTTATTGAGGAGATTTTCTAATTCTTTCATTAAAAAGATATATAAAAAATAAAACTAAGCGTAATTCATATAAACAATATTATATTTATCAATACAAAAAGAATCAATCATAATTCTGTAAATTCGACTTCGTATTTTTTCATTACCCAATTAATTCAAATAACTATTCCAAAAAATACAATAATCTCTATTACGATAAACAATGTTACAAGAAGTGTTTTTAATGCCATTGTTTTTTATATTAAAAATTAAAGACTACTTAAATAATTAACCATTGCCATCTGTGTTCACATGATGAATATAAATGCTATCCATCATACAAAAGCTTGATTATTTCTATTGGCACGATTAATTACGAATGCCCAACTTGCAATATTTATACACAAAGATAATGTGAATAAAAATATTTTTGTATATAATGCCATGTACAAAATAGGAAAAAATAAAAGCCTGGTTTAATAATTTTCATCAATTTCTTCTTCCCTTTTTTTATCCCAATCATCATCTCATTCATTAAGAATTTCAATATCATCAGGGATATAAATAGTACAACCACATCTATCACATTCGAATTCATTACCAAGAACGAAAGCGACTTCAACCACTCATTCTTCTCCACCTATTTGTGTAGCAGTACTATACATAGGATTGTCACAATTAGGACAATCGTATTTATAAATAATTCTTCTAATATCCATCTTATTTTCAAATTAAATTATAAATATAATCAATGCATTGATCCTCTTGTGCATCTATTGGTTCTCTTTTTTTAAACCAATAAAACACAATATCGTCTTCAATATCGTAGAGACTATTATGATTACATATATCGCAATAATATTCTCCTCATAATTGGTCATCAGATACATCTCTTCAGTCTACGATCTTTTTGCACTTTGTGCAATAAAACCTTTTGTTTTTAAAATAGTCTAACACATCTCAGATTGTGACTGGATGTCAGATCTCTGTAAATTCATAATCTGATTCGTCTCTTGTAACCCATCAATCCTTTCGCAGAATAGCTATTCAGTCTCAATACTTATCCTCTTCTATTACTGTGGCCATTTCTCTATCTATAAAAATCCTACAACCAAGCGTAAGTTCCTTGTTAGCTATCTCTTTATAGATAGCTGATATTTTTTCTTCTCTAGTCATTGATAAATAAATTATAAATTAAAAATATCTTCAATCATTTCATATATACTTATAACAAATCGTAGAGCTTCCATAACCACAATTCAAATTAAAAGTATGAGGAACGAAATGGGTCATATAAAAATCGAAGATAGCAATATATATATTATATACTTATGTAATTTATTTTCTCATTTCATAATCTCATTACCATATACATCCCACATTCCAATAGCAATAAAGTATGCCATCAGTACAGATACAATATATATCAAAAGCATTTTTATTATTTTAACAAACTAAATCTGGATTCTCATATATATTTCCAATCACTTCTGATTCAAATTCTAATGATATCCAATCATCTATAGATTGGATCTCTTTATTTCTAATGCCAACAAAAGAGGCCATATCATCATTATATCTAACCTCTCGGATATCTCATTGAGATTTAATAATATCTCATCTATATATCTCTTTTCCGTTTATATCGTATACTCCAGTGGATTGCATAAGTTCAATATCTCAACTCTCAACTGCACGATTCAATACTCCTCACTCTAATGTGATTGATGTTTTAGGGAACACCCTAAGTTCTTCGGGGCTGCTTGTTCGAATAAGGGCAGCAACATCGAACATCTTTTAATCTTTTTAAACGCTCCTCATATTCCTCTATCAATTCTTCTGGGGTTACTATTCTAATATCACCTTCAGTCATTATCTAAGTATAGAAATTAAAAATTCATTGTCTAAATCTTTATTTGATAATTGTTTGTATCATAAACTAAAGTTTTCTGGATCTTGATACTTATATTCTTTTGGTAACTTTATTTCTGGAAAATTCTTTATAAAGAACTCTCTATTTGCATTAGCCAATCAATATTTTCTCATAAAAAGATACCCTTCAAAATTTGGATTTAAATCCTCAATATTATTAAGCAATCTTAATGCAGCAGCAAACATACCATCCATTATTCTTCATTTTCAATGTAAAGTATCTTCCATCAATTTTGTTCTCATATTTCTATCGTTTCATCTATGTCTTCCTTAAACTCATTAAATATATAAACACCATCATAACTTTCTTTCTCTGGATTATCTGTAGAAATATATCAGAATCTCTCTCAACAACAAGGACAAGAATTTTTATTCTCTCTCTTAATATCACAATTGAAATAGTCTTGGAATATATTGATAGCTTCTTCTGCAGAGCGTGCTTCAATTATACAATAATTATATTTCAACTTATCATCAGTATCTTGATGACTCGCCAAGAACTTTAAGTATCATCCTGAATTCATTTCATCAAAAAGATATCTATATATTTTTGAGTTTTTCTTTTTTGCTTTTACCTTTTCTATTACCATGTTATTTGTAAGTAATATAAATAAAGCAAGGAAGATAGGCATCGCACCTATAAGCAGTAGTCACTTTCTGTGTAGTAGTAACAAAATCAATTATATCAATACTACTGAGCTTCCTTGAGACTTCACGGTCCTCCTGCAGAAGGTTACAGTTTCCGTTACTCTCAACATTATCCATACTAACGTAATGGTACGATTATGTTAGCTTTACATAATTTAATATATTCAGCCAGAGGGCGAGGATTTGCACCTCGCAAAGTATAATTTATGTGGAGTGTCATTGGCTGTAGTTCTACTATTTTTATGCCGATATTTGTCCAGATTAGAATCTGATAATCTACTGCACTATATACCTACCACTATTGATGTCTACCTATTCCACCACCTCTGATAATGGAGGAGCGTCCTCCTCCGAGAAAGACTAACCTTAGTATGCTCTCTTGCGAGGTCGCCTTTAATCCTTATTGCTAAGAACGGTTAATCAAGATCAAACACCATATCGTTGTGCTTTAGTGTGTTGGCACACACGCTAATACTATCCAAACCACTTTCCAATAGTATTAGTCCCCTATTCCCCCTAGTTTTTTATAGTTGATTCATGGGCTGCATTTATCACAATTAAGTGACTAGGAGAAAATCCCAACAACTTTATAAGCAACAGGTTGGACTCAAACCAACATCCCTGAGTTATAACCTCTTGGTTTTATCATTAAACTACTGTTACAAAAATCAAACAGAGGGTAGGGATTTACACCCTACAGTGAATAGCCGAATTCTCAGACAAAGCTTCCACACAATACTACTGTATTGCTATTCTATTCTCTCCTCTAGTGTCTACGTTTTCCACCACCTCTGTTTAATACAGGAGAGCGCCCCCTCCCTACTCAGGCAGGTCTCGAACCTACATCTATAAGTTTTATATAATTCCTCTTTATGGAGCTAATGAGGCTACTCCAATCATATAAAACCTTGCTCTGCTTTGAGCTACTGAGATATAAATAATTAGCCCCAGACGGGATTCGAACCCGCGACTCCCTATTGGATATAGGGCGATGGGAGATTTGAAGTCTCCTGACTTGACCACTAGTCTACTGGGGCGTTTGGGCATAGCTGGACTTGAATCAGCGACCAAAAGATTATGAGTCTTCTGCTCTAACCAACTGAGCTATATGCCCATACTCCCTGTTCTTAGGGAGTACCTTTTTTACAACAGATGGGATTCGAACCCATATCACTCTAGAGCCTAGGATTGGTTTCAGTCTCTTAATGGACGTCTTTGAGCTTTTCCTTAAATTAAGCTACTGTTGCATAATAACTAGACAGGCTAGCTAATCCTACCTAGTTTGAAGCTTCGCATTTGCTATGGATTCGAACCACTCCTCATTGGGTTTAGCCCAATGTTATGCTACCTTTACACCAGACAAACATACACCTAGTCTAAAAGACTAGGTAAAAAGTCCTATTAGAACGGGAGATCCGAGTTGTCAACTGATGTTGTAGCTGATGATTGCATTTCAGCTCTCCAAGCTGAGATGCTTCCAAATGCAGTTGGAGTATTAGTCTTAGGATCTGTCCATTCATTAGCTCTATAATTCAAGAAGAATTCATATCTTTCTCCTTCTTCAAGAGATTGAGCTACTTGGAGTCCTTTATTTCCTCCTTGTTCAAGAACAATTCTTGAAGGGTATTCAGCTGTTTCATTGAATTCAATTAATACCTTTTGTGTTTTAAAAGGTTCACCTCCATTCTTAGAAGGTCTTTCTACTACATCGTAAATTCTAATAACTTTTGCAATAACTGTTTCCATGTTTTAATTAATAATAAATAATAAAATATCTAATAACTTAGAATCATTTGAGCCAACCAATCTTTATCTTGGTCGGAAAGTTTAGTTGAATCTTTAGCAGCTTGTACCAAAGCTTCTTTGTTTTTAAGAGTTGAATCCTCTACAAGTTTATCTTGCAAAGCATTCCATGCATCATCAGCTAGCTTAGATGGAGCTGGCTTTCTTTCAGCAACCTTAGCTACAACCTTTTGAGGTTCTGTAGATGCATCTTTATTGATAATATTCAACCATTCAGACAAGTCAAATGGTAGATTCTCAACTGCTTTAAGTGCTTGTGATCTACATTTAGCTTTTGTGTATGGAGATTCTTTAACAGAGATAACTCTTGTACCGTCATCTTTCTTAAAGATGTAAGCGATAATGTCAAATTCTCTCAACACTTTTTCCTTAGCAGAACCTTCGAGTGAAAGATTGTAATAAGTTTTCTTTGTGTCTTCATCTTCCTTCTCGGCAGTATGCACTAAGAAGACAACATTAGTTGGGAGCTTAATAAACTCAATAAACAATCCCATAAGTTGGTCAGCCAGCGTTCCCCACTTCCTCATATCCATAGCCTGCTGTCCATTATTCGTGATATTGTTCTTGATCGCAGCAGACATCGCTGAAAGTGAATCAATAACAACAGACTCAAATGGGGCATCTCTTTTCCCAAGAGGAAGTGCAAGCTGTGCTTTAAGATACTTTAAAGTATCTCTAAGGTCTAGGATTGAATTCACTTCAATCGCTAGTGGGTTCTTGTCTGCAATAGTTAACAATCCATTTTCTGTACAAACAAAAAGAGGATTAGGCAAAGTCGCAGACAAGCTAGTCTTTCATGCGCCAACGTCTCATGCGATTAATGCCTTGATAAAACTCTTTTGTTGTGAATACTTAATGATCTGTACCATGTGTTTATATGATTATAATTTAAAAACTTTAGTCAAGAATGTCATCCAAATCAAACTTACTAGACTCGGATGCATTCCCTATATTAACAAAATCCTTTTGAATTGCAAGAGGAAGTTGTAGTTTATAGTATCTATTTGATGCCAATGACGACCTAGTAATTTCAGGATTATCAAATTTTTCATCAATCATATCCTGAATTACTGTTTTAATTTGAGGTCGTAAACTTCTCAATTCATCTACATCAAAAGAATAAGCTTCATAGAAGTTAGGTTCTTTTGTACCTATCGCATCTATGATAACTTTCTCAACCCTTACGTCGTGTATGGCTTCAACTAGATGTACATACATCGCCATCTGAAGTTTATAATGATATGGATCATTAGACTCCAACTGATGTTTGAATTTAGTTCAGTTGAGTGACGGGATATAATCAAGACTTGAAGAAGTCTTAAGGTCTCTGATGATAGCCGTCTTTGTTTTGTAGTTGATTGATAACCTATCCAATGTTCCTTTGATAGGAATGCTGAATGTTGCATCATCAACTAATTCAACCTGTGGTAGATAATCATGATATCCTTCTGGCAACCAATTCCACAAAGGTTGTCTATCAATCTCTCTCTTGATATCTTTAAGCAGCGAGGCTTCGGTAACCGTAAGGACCTTAGCGTCTCCGTAGATAATTTGTTTAAGGTCTTCTACCTTCTCTTTACCTGTGAGATTAACCTCTGGTAAATTAAGATTAATGTATTCAATCAAGTCAGCCTTGAGTGAATTTTCTAGTGGGAACTTATAATCAAATTCATCAGGAGTTAAGAGATACTTATCTACCAAGAGTCCAGTCTTGAAGGCCTGGAACTCTGGTAGAAAATCTGTAGACTGCTCATCTACATATATCGCCTTATATACCTGTGGATTGTCAAGATAAGCTTTAATCTTAGAGGCCGTAATAAAGCCTCTGTTGTTTTCAATGTAAGGGTTTGACATAGTGTATATGTATATCATAAAATAAAATTATCGAGATGAGGCATAATAATAATCTATCTCATCTATATTGTCTAATGCTTCAAGTAACCATTCTTTAGTATCTTCAAGAGATATAATGTAGTATGGTTTACCATCTTCATCTTCTCGTTCTTTATAGCCTGGTGAATAATCTGGTACAGGCAAAAGTTTTTCTGCTACTTCAATCCAGCCATCTCCCTTTTTCTTATATGCTTTTAGAATTTTCTTAATTCTATCAAGCAAATCTTTCATAACACTGCTTGGAATAAAGTAATCTTTACAATCATCATATCAGTCTTGAACTTTATTTACAAAATATCTATGAATCCAAAACGCCTTTCTCCAGTACATTGATTGTCTAAAGATATAAGTAAATTGTTTATCAACAAGCTCGTCATAGGTATCATCTCAAATCTCATCAATCAATCTTTCGTTTTTAGAAAACCTAGAAATGTAATGTCTTTCCTCTGCGTACATATCTAATCACATGGTTGAGCATTGTTAAGAATTAAAAAAGCTTTTAGCAATACGAGTTACGAATTCATCTACTGTTTCCTCTTTGTTTATTTTAATAGAATCAAGAACGATTTTTTCCTTTATTTCTCGTGTTGATATTTTATTAGGCTTAATTGTATCGTAGACATAATCATACATTTGTTCATCCAAATCTTTATTACTGTATAAGGTAGTAGGAAATTTGTCATAGCTTTCAACGTTAAATAAAACTTTTATCATTTTATATAGCCTAACAGAAACACCTTCAACATCTACCATCTCTAATACCTTTTTAATATTGGAATATTCTTGAGTTAACTTAAATAGTGCTGCATATTTTCTTGCCCTTTCCTTTGCCTTTTCTATTGTAGCTTCCCATTCAGGAAGTTTTTCTATTTTTTTATAAACATTATTGGCAAGAACGTCGAGTTTGTCTTTACTTAATTTCATTTTGTAGTACTAATAAGAATTAAAAAGTTTAAGATAAGCCTGTCCGTCTTCAGTTAACTCACTTGGCTCGATATCGTATCCAGAATCAAGAGCGTTTAGATAGATAGAATCAAGAAGTTTTTCTTGATCATCTGAATCTTTAACATGTTTCAATACTCACTCTGTGAGTACATAACTAATAACTTGATTAGTTACGCTCATACGGCTTAAGCTTTCTGCGCTAAGATAAACATCTGCATCATAATATTCAACTCCAATAGTATCACAGACTCTTTCGATAAAATCCAAATCTAATGGTTGGATAATAAGTTCTCAATAAGTTGCATACATGGTTATAATAATTATAATTTAAAACGTTTTAAAGAAGCGAGATATTAATCTCACTTCATGAATTTATCAATCTCTTCTTTAACCTCATTCCATCCAACAAGTCAATAATCTCAATCATACCTCTCCCATGTAATCATAGTTCAAAGCATTGGATTAGTTCGCTGGACTTCTTCTTCATATATAATATCATAAACATCTCAATTTAATATTGAATTTAGTCTATTGATTTGATATTCCACTTTTGATTTTGGACACCCCTTAGGTGCAAGAACATATCAAATATCCTTAGACGTATCAAACATTTCTGTTGCTTGAGTTCACTTAATATAGAAGTGGATGTCACTATGGATATAACAATCTAATGAATAGATATCGTGTTTTTCTCCATACTTCTCAAACACATCTTCATTAAAGTTGAAGTTAAGATCATTAGGGAATTCATACTCTCTATGTTTTTTAATTAAAAACAAAATCCCATCACCATAACTGTCTGTGGATAGTGGCTCCCAAGAGTTTACAACTCTAGCCCTCTTCCCGTCTTCTCTTTCGAATACTTCGTATTCCATTCTATGTATAAGTTAATTAGTTAAAACTTCAGGATAAGCATACTTAATGAACTTAATAAAGGTATCAATATCCTTATCTGTTAAATCAAATTCAATAACATCATCTGTTTCTGGATTGTATTGAATAACTCAATTCTCAAAGATGAAGTATTCAATTTCTTCTTTAAGGATTGGTGGACAAATCAGCATAAATCAATTGTAATACATATCCGATCTATCAAACACTCTATCAACAACATCAGTTAAATTTTTTCTTAAAGCGTCATTCATTTCTGTATCTTGTTCTTCAATCTTGAAATATGTTTCAAGAAATTCTCTTAATGTTTCTTCTTTCATTCTTTTCTAAATACCATAAATAAAACAATCAATAATATCATACCAAGTACCATTGTTTGTGCAACTTCCGAACCAAGCTTGTTTCAGTAAATAAGAAGTGAAACACAAATGAATATTAGATAGGCATCATGTGTAAGTTCTTTAGTCATTATCTCTTGCAAAATACATAAATATAAAAACGCAAATTACAATAAATATAAAATGCATAATCGCTTGTGGGTAATCTAATGTAGCGATGAACCACAGGCATTTAACTACGAGTATGAATTCTACTAAAAGCAGAAGAACATAATGCATGTGTATAAAATAATTAAGATATAAAATTTATACCAGAGAAATATATTTAAGAGGAGAAAAACAACCATAAACCTCTTGACTTCCTCTGGTATAGATTTTACGGAAGCTATGTCGCTTCCGAAAAAATAAGTTCACAACTCTGACATTCATATCGTTCAGGGTCATTAATACATCAACATTCAGGACAGATAACCCCGTCTCAAAAGTAAGCATCATCATAATCTTCTGACTCAGTGATCTCTCAATCTTGAGCAAATCTTTCTCCTGAAAAATTCATTCAAGGTTCTTCGAAGTAATACTCTAACGAGTCACAATGTCGAGATAACTTCTCAAGAATAGAGTCATCTATAGGAGACCAAGCTGTACTAAAATCGATTTCAATATGTTCATCATCGTCTTCCTGAATAAAGTGGTCATAAGTTCATCGCTTAGAACCTCGGTTATTTACAGATCGGCTATACCATTCATCACTTCAAGAATTAGGAAGTGTTGTTGCCTTAATCTCAGGTGGCATAGGACAAACAAACTCCTCAATAGATGCATTCTTGTTCTTGCTTATGTCCCTAAGATATTCTCTAAGCTCCTTAGTTGGATTATAAAATGTGATAGTTCATCAGCAAATATTAGGCATAGTTATAATATATTAAATAATAAAATCTTCTGATTCAAAACTCACAAACGGAGTGACAACCGTTTGTCATGTATTTAACTCAATAAGATACAGTTGATGTCTTCTTTCATCTGTGTCTTTAAAGGATAAGAACTTTCCTTTCACCCATTTCCTATTAAGTAAAACCTTACAGTCTTCTCAAGGATAAGGTACATCCAACATTAACTCCTCTGGCATATTGTCTGCCACCTTGATTCAGTTCATAAATATACTACCATCTTCACAAAGAAAATCTTTTCTTCATAGGAATTTAGTAAACTCTTTTGTTTTAAACCATCGCCTGTCTCATAGCTCTACCTCTGTTTTGAATCTTATTAATTCTCAATTAGACATTGGTAATTAAATCATAAATAAAATTAATGCATTCATCTGATTGGGATTCTATGGGTTTTCTTTTATGCTCCCATAAATTAAAGATATTTATAGACTGTTCTCAATCTCTTACATCAATAGCACAAGATGAATCGCTCCATACCATATCAATTCTTTCCTCGTTTATGTAATCAAAGACATCTCAGATCGTTACAGGATGACCAATGATTCAAATAAGTTTATATCTAATTAATTCATCTTCTCAAAGCCATTCGAAAGTTTCGTCATATCAATCATTAAAACTGATGCCATCTCATTCATCTTCCCTTAATTCAAAAATGGATCATTCATTATTTTTAACAAGATATTTGCAACCAAACTTTCTTTCTTTGTTTGCTATCGTATCATAAATAACTCTGATCTTTCCTTCTCTATCCATAAAGTAAAATCATAAAATAAAAATTCTATTTAGCAGTATAGACTTTTTTATCAGTTTCATACTGCTTAAGTATATTATAAATAAAGTCAATACAATATGCATCTTGATCAGACAATGGAGCTAAGTAGTCAATCCACTTTAGTGCAAGCTTGGGTAAGACATTATAAAACCTATCATCTTTATATTTCACCTGCCCATCCCTTGAAGGGATATTGATACAAACAACATTTGTCTCATTGTCAAGTAGGTTTACAACTTCAGCAAAACCAACTGTTCATGCAGTAAACCAACATTCTGAAATAATATAATCTTTTTTTTGTTCTCTATCCATTAGTATATAAACTACAAATTAAATACTACACGTTCTATATGTGGCTTCTACAAGAAAGTCAAAGTCTACTTGTTCATTCATAAATTTTTCTAACAAGAAACAATCGACGTCTCTTTTATAAAGTACTTGTTCTTGATCAAGAATAATCTTCGCTCTTTCATATACTCTACCTGAAACCTCATCAGAGAATCTTCTTTTTGCTCTTTCTTTTGTATAATCTTCTGATCTTAAATAATATCAGTTAATCGTAAAACCTAAAAAGATATCATCGTAATATCAATCATCATCTCTAGTTTCTTTAATATAAGGGTATGCTTTAACGTTTTTATATTCTCATTTTTCTGTGAGCTTAGCAACAATCTCTTTAGTTTCATTACACATTTCAATAATACCATCTGGAGTTTGTTCATAATCTTCAAAAAAAACTTCATCGATGTCACGAGAATTTATATAAGCATATCCAATAGAAGAGCTCACACCTTCCTCAAAAGTCTTCTTTTCTTTTTCATATCTTTCTTTTTCTTCTTGTAAGATTTGTTCTTGTAATTCTCTAAGTTCTTTAACTAATTCCATGGTTATAATAATTTATGAATATAAAACTTTAATTACTGAGTCTTCATCTATCTCTCAGTTCAAAATCATTTTAGCGAGGTTTTTAGTTATACTTTTAACAAGATATTTTTGTCAACTCTTATCGTATAAATATCTTACAAGTTCTTTTCTAAAATTCTCATCAATAAATTCCTTTACTTTTTCTTCGTCTACTAAAGAATAGGTTACTACCTTATATCAAATAAATGTATTATCTGAATCTAAAATATAGTCAGCTTCTACGTGTTCATAATTCTTCTTAACGGATTTTATTTTATTCTCTACTGCCTTAACAAACTCTTTAGTTCATTTAAGAGTATAAGGGTAATCATAAATATAAAATTCTTCAATTACTTTTTCTAGAATAAACTCACTGTAATTATCAAAGATTCAATCATTAATTTTTTCTTTTACTGATTGATACTTATTCATTACTTCTTCTTTTACAGATTCATATAGTTCTTTCATATATATAAGTTAAGAATTAAATACTACCAACTCTCTCCAAAGAATTCATATTCTTCTCCTTTGTAGATATATCCTCATGTATGATATCAATGGTATTCATCGCTATCTCAATCATCGTATTGTTGTATGACACCATCCTCTTCGAGTTTTTTAATGAGATTAGTAGCTACATAAATCCAAGATTGAAGCTCTTTAATTTTGTTTTCTTTTAGGCTTAATTGTTTTTTAAGCCATTTATTTTCTGATAGTGCTTCATTACCTTTCTGAATCTTATCTTTAAGGTGTTGCACTTTTAATTCCACGATTCAGTTAATTGTTTTATTAATCTCGCTTTGCATATCAAGAATAAGTTTTTCATGCATGGCTATATAGTTTAATAATAAAAATGGTAACACCACAGGAGAGGATTAGCAGTGGTATGCATGCCTCTCCTTGTTACCAGCTATCCAGTTGGACTCGAACCAACCGCCTCCTACACACGCGGTAGGTGCTCCAACCTCTGAGCTATGGATGCATAAAGACGCCCTATTGGGCATCTGTATTAATACTTAAAATTATCTAAAATATTTTGGATGAGATCATCCACCGTAGTTCCATCTTCAACTGTAATAGAGTTAAGAATAATACTTTCTTCAATATCAGACACAAAAATATCTTTAGGTTTATACATTTTATTAAATACATTTCTAGCCACGCCTTCGTGGTTTTGTTTTGTGATATCCACATACCAAAACTTACTTTGCTCATTAAAGTCTTTAAGACTTTTCGCAATATCCGATTCAAGAACGCAGACATTATTGATATAAGGTTTATCTAAAATACGCTCAATATCTTTGTACACTGCAGACTTTTTGTATTCTTCCCAGGCGCTATCTACTTTCTCTTGTAGATTTTCTACCCTTTCCTTATATTCAGAAGAATTAAGGATCTCTTTATAAACCCTATTTGCTAGGGTTTTAATTTGCAAGTTAGTTAATTTCATGGTGTATAATTATAATAAAATAAAAAACTAACTAAGTGACAAGTCTTCTATGTTTTTGGTTTCGTACTCATAAAACAATGGAGACTTTAACTTAGTATTATATGGGGTTGGATAATCATCTCTTCTGATAACAACTCCTTCGTCTACTGAGTCTGAATCAGATAAAGGAACTGCATTCTTATATGTAGTTGAATACACTTTATCTAAATACTTTTCATAATTTTTTTTAAACTTTTTAATAGTAGTTTTTTCAAGCAAAGGTACTACTTTAAATCCTTGCTGATTACAGAATGCTTGCATAGATTCAAATGATAAGTCAACAACCATACCATCTTCGTTAATGAAAGCAACTCTATATACATATAGTTCCCATTGACCTGTAGGAAGATTATAAGTATATCCTTTTTGAATTGGCGTGTCTCCAATCCATCCGATAATCTCTCCATAGATAAGATAGTTTTTAGGGATCTGTTGTTCGTATCTTTTAAGACATTCAGACCAAATGTCTGAACCATAATAATGATTAGCAGATGTATTCTTAGTTTTAATAACTCTTCTTGAAGAAGCAAGGTATCCCATCTCCCTACTAGTAGAGATGCCAAGGAACTTAGACAAGAGTCTTTCTATAAAAGAAAGTTCCTTACTCACGTAAGTATGCCCTAAGATCACAGAAGTTCCGTGTAGTTTCTGTGTGATATATACTTGATCATTGTCTTCATAGCTATTGACCTCTCTTAGGAATTGATGAGTATCAAAATGCTCAGGGATATATTTTCTATCTTCCTTCTTCTCAGAGGTAGTGGAAGACTGGGTAGTTGGTGGTTCATATTTAAAACAAAATACTTTGCCGTCTACTTCATTAAATGACATACCTATTTCTAGTGGATTTGGTGTATCAGGCCTATGGTCAAAACCATAGTACTCCAAGAAGTCTTCGTACTTCACAACAAAAGCATTAGAGATATTCTTCTTAAGTTTAATGGCCTTCACAATTCCAGAGTTAGGAAAGTATCCACTAACTTCTGTGTCTTTATTCTTAGACTTAGAAGAATAAAGATTATGATCACGTAGGTATTCAGGGCTTATAGAAGTTAGAGTTGGAATGAATAATACCAAGTCTCATACCTTCACTGAAGATCAGTCTACCAATGCAGAGAATCCTGCATATTGAATTGCCTTAAGCTTATCCAAGTTAGGCAAATCATGAAGCTTATCTACCTTAATTAAGGTAGCATTGTAATTGTCATGAGTGAGTTTAAAAGTCATTGTTTTCTTTTTGTGAACAATTAAAAACGTAGAGTCAATTCTCTCTCCACATATCTATAACTCTTTTTCTATCATCAAATACAATTGTGTTTTTGATGTCGATAAAAGGTTTGATTAAGTTAAGGATATCTTGTTTAACGATTTGATCCTCTCTGTAATCAAAATGATTCCTCATAAAGATTGCATGGTATCCAATAGGCAACATATCTAAAGTCTTATCTTCACAGATGTTATTCCTACCAGATACGATTACAACTTTGTATGGAGTGGGGTTAGTAGAGTTATCGAGATTATTAATCAGATTAACTAAAGATGGTACAGGCTTATCTAAGTCTAACATTTCATCTGAGAAATACTTAGAGTAATCTAGCTTCCCATCTTCCTTTCTACAAACTTCATGTCTTTCATCTGAATTGAAAAGAGTTCAATCTAGATCAACGATCATTACAGGATGTCACTTAAGTTCTGCTACATCATATCCACATTGATATGCCATAGAATATAATACACTTACTGGCACTCTCTTCTCTCTTGAATAGTTCCTTTCTAAGCAATCTAGGAATGCTTCTTTAAGTGAACCAGAAGATTGGATGAGACGTTGGAATACATCAATCACTTCTATGTCTTCATACCCTACCTTACGTAAGAGGCTGATAGTTTTGTTTAGAGACTTAGGATTACAGTGTGTATTATCTACAACGATATTACGACCATCCTTGGCAGCTTGTAAGATCATTTCATTTTGTTTTAAAGATATTTCTTTTTCAGAAAGACTGGGGTAGATACCTCTTAAAGAATCTTTATTGATATGGAGATATCATTTAAGATTGTTTAATACATAAGTAGTTTTCCCACAAGCGGGAATTCATTTTAAGATATATGCTTTCATGAGCGAATGTTAAGAATTAAAAATAAGAGTTTAAGAAACTAAATCTAAATCATTATATAAATAATAATCTTTTCTTTCGGTTCCAAAGTATACAGCAGGTCAGTCAATGTTTCTAACTCTAAACTCTATCACATTAAAAGGATTAAGATGTTCATTATGATATTTAATAAAGCTATCTTTTAATCTAACTACATCTCCTTTTTTAAAAGGATTTTTTACTGTATTAAGTTCCACAAAATTTTTAGGACTATGTATTCAATAACAATTTTTTAAAATAAAATTTCAGTTTTCTAAATAGTAATCTATCTCACAACCTAGATTGATGGCTGGATTACCAGGTGACCAGATGGTGGTTGAGCAAAGCATGATATAAAAATAAAAAAATAAAACTTAAAGTACTATACACTCTGTGTCCATAGTATAAGTATCAGGTAAGAATTCTCAGCTAGGTAGCATAGGATCATCTAGAAGAATTCTTACATGAAGTTTACTGAAGGACATAAGTGTCCCAGTTACCGCTGGGTTTTCATTATCAATCTTACAAAGAACCTTATGTCCTTCTCGCTCTGAATCATCTGGGTCATAGGATGAAAGCGGTGTATTAGGTTCAAGAATGACAGGCTCTGGTCTGTGTGATCTCATAAATACAGGAGACATTGCAAGGGCAAGTAATAATAGGATTAAAAATCCAAAGAAATAATTTTTCATAAGTAGGGGGGGGTTATTAAGAATTAAAATATGTATAGACAAGTCAATGGATATAATTAATATTTGTTTTATATTGTTCGTTAATAGGTTTGTTTAAATCATACCAATGCATTAAAACCAATGGTGCCAAGACATCATAAAAATATACACGGTCTCATACCTTATCTCTAAGATACTCTAATACATCTCAGACATTTATAAAGTTATGGCTCATAAGCCATTCTAAATTTCCCATCGGATGTATAGGTAAGAATATAAAAATGTATTTAAATTGCAAGTCTAAATTCAAAGTTCATATCTATTTGTTTATTATGAATATTTGATAAACAGGAAATCACATTGTTTCACCAATTTTCTGGACTTGATGCATATACATACTTACATGCTGAATCAGATTGAGGATTAGTAGAACAGTGAGATAGTTTATGATTAGGGGTTAGATGTGCCAGTGTAGTCTTTGCTGAAAGATATCTTCAGTTAAGACACAAATCTCCTAGTCCCCTAAATGAATGTTGTAGAGACTCAAAAGACATTGTTCTTCATGAGTCCGTATTTCAACAGTTGAAGTAACCATGTTCTGTCTTTAAGTGTTTACCTACTCAAGTCTCTGCTTGACTTAAACAGATAGCAAATTCAGGCTTAATTCAAATAGAGGTAGATAGGGTTCTTCGGACTTGAGGGTCTTGTCCATAGTATCTGATAAGTTCATCAGTCCTGAGGGTTGGAGTAGATGCAGAGAGATTGGGTTGTCTAATAGCAACTCAATCTTTATTGAGAAGATACTTTCGTGTTCAAGTAGATGATGCTAGTTCAGCTTTGCTGATCAGCTCTGCGTTGTTATTGGAGACGCCTGCCCTCCAGTTCATAAACCCATTTGCTCTGCAATGGATTGCTCTAATTGATCTCTCTGTCTACGAAGGGTTTGAGAAGAGGTTGAGAGTTCGGATTGCTTAGTACGAAGATCATGGATCTTCTGGTCCAACTCTTGCCACTGTTGAGAGTTAGATAGGATCTGATGATTTAATTGACTAAGTTGATCTTGAAGATTAGAGAGATGGATATGGGAAGAAATCCAAGGAACTAAAAAGTAAGCAAGAACTAAAAGGACAAGGATAGAAAATCCTAATGCAAGCTTTGGAGTGACGTATTGTTTAATGTTCATGGGTATAAGTGATTAAGAATTAAATATATTAGGATCGAGACTGAGATAGTATTCAATCCTCTCTTGTGAAAGAAGTCGGAACTCTCAATCATAATATTCATATACAGAATAAGAGTCTGTGTTATATAAATCTAACACGAGCTTAAATTGGATTACTCAAAGGTTAGGAATATTTTTTTGTAGATACATAGATGAAAAGGTAGTAAAGTCTAAAGATGATATGTCTTTATAGCTCTTATGTCCCCTCTAAGAAGAGATGGATCATCATCTATTCAATCGAAATCAATCTTTTCTTCATGTCAAAGAATAGAAGATAGACAGGATTCGGCAGATCTTTTATCTGTGAATCCATGAATAGTTCCTCTGTGTGAAACCTTATATTCATAGTTGTGTGTAAAATAAACTACCACTTCGTTTAGATCCTCGAACCAAAGTCCAAATGTTATTCAAGCTATAGTTCCACTGAGGTTATCGACTCCCCACTGTGCAAGTTCTTCTTGTTCCAGCCCTTGCCATCAGTCAGGTAGATAACTAATATCAGTGTATCTAATACACTTTCCATCAACACAAAGTTGGATTTGATTTGCTTCTTGGTTGTAGTAAAGTTGTTTTTTCATGTGTATATAATTTAATAATTAAAAAAAGAAGTTGTAGAACGGAGTAAGTAATCCGTATTGAGATAAAGATTTATATATATCAAGTTTCTTATTGATAGAATCTTTTAAGGCAGGAAGCTCTGTTGTATATGATTCAATCTCAGGATGCACTTGAAGAAGTATGTCAGCTGCTTCAAGTAATTTAAGCTGAGTACGAAGGAAGATGATCTCTGACTCTGCATATCACTTGATGGCGTAGTTAATAGCTAAGAGTCAGAGAATAAAAGGGAATGAAGAGATCATGAGTAAGTGGTTAAGTTAAGCAATAAATATTTCTGATAATTTTAAGATAAAGTCTTTTGATTCTTGAGATAAGTTATATCTTGTAAATGCATCTAGATGTAATCGAGGCGTAGATCTCTCTGAATAATATTTTATTTTTCTAAGATGGACTTGGTCTTTCTCAGGAAGATGGGCGATAACTGCATTATAAACTTTAAAGAAATTTTCTTTAGTAGTTTTTTTAGAGATCCCTTCACGAAGATCAAGAGAGCTTGAATCGATATCAAACTTTTCTAATAATACTTGATAATGTTTCTTCTTCTCAGTATCAGGTGGAAGAATAACATACTTATTTCATCTCTTAGTTATCCTATATTTATCCTTTAACCAACTCCATAATTCTAAACAATCTTCCTTATCATATCCTTCTAAGTTTGGAGTCGAGTCAGGATCAACCTGATGCAATATTTCAGTTAAATATTTTTTCATAATTGGCAATGCATATTTTTTCATACGTTAAGATAAAAAAATAAAAGGTAGTTTGTCTGTCCCTTATGAGACAGCGTCTGCCTGTCCGTCCTTCGGGGATAACGTCTGTCTGCTTTCTCAGATAGCTGTTACCAATACACTTCTCCAAAGATCGTATTAAATTTTCAATGCTGTCCAAGATATATAGGAGAAGTAACAAGTTCTTTAAGTGGATTGTTTATAAAGACCGTAAGAAGTCAAGATAAAATTTCAAACTCAGTTAATTTATTGTTCCATACCCTTAACCATTTTATAAACATTTCCTTATCTTCCTTAGGAAGAATATTTAAGACTTGTTTATCTGAATACTTCTTTCTAAGCTTCATAAACTTTTTAGTTTCATCTCTTCTAACTGGAGATGCAAGATGCATCTGAATATATTTTAAGATAGGATATATAGATAAACCAGGATAATATAAAATAGAATCAATCTGCTCTTGTGAAAGAGTGGATCAATAAAAAGCCTTTGTTCCTAAAACCCTTACCTCTTCTGAAAGCTCATTAAAAAGCTGTGATATTTTTCTATTAGAATTAAACTTAGTAGACATCCATTCTACAGTATGGTATGTTCTTAATTTAAGATGATTAGGAAGTATAATGGTTTGATTAGGTTGAATAGGATTTTCTGAACTACAATACCCTTTAGGTTTAGTTCCTTTCAACATTATAAAGTTTTGTTTAGTGGTAGTGATAAGCTCCTTGACTTGTAGACACTTCTCTTCTTGAGATGTCTTAGAATCTTTTATCCTAAAATAAATATCAGATACCTTCATTATGTCTTCCGTTGAAAGAGAATTTAAAAAAGGTTTGAATGCGTTCCAATACGCTGAATAATTCTTTTTAATGTTCATGATAAATGAATGTAAATAGATAAAAGTAATATTGTTATACTGATTTAGATAGAAAAATCAAGAGAAAATTCTATTTAAATATAGAAAAAACTATTTATATTGAGTATAAATATATTTAATAACTGTATTCAAAATTATATTTTTTTTTAAAGAATATAGTTAGTATCTAATATAAATATATATAATAAAGAATAATTGGATTATTTTGTAAAAGTATATGTCTCTATGAAAAAAAATAAATTTTCAAAAATTTTTCTGGAGATTTTCAAAAAAAAAATTTTTCTATATATATATAGTACATTTGCAACATAAGCCAGATTTTCTTTATCGCATGCCATAACGCCAGGTCTCAACTACGAACTTCAAAAAAAAAACTAATTTGGGTTTAAGTTTATAAATAGGTTTTTATATAATATAAATAGATTTATCCTAATATAAATAGACTTTTACGGTAATAAAGAATTTTTTCTAAAAAATTAGTAATGCCAATTTACTTGTCCTAATAGGGTTAAAAGTTTATAGCAGACAGATTTAACTCTGGCTTAGGAATTCTTGGCTAAGAGTATGTGCGTTGCTTATTTTGTTTTTGAGGACAATGAGACCTAGTGTTTCTGTATGAAAAAATTATAATCTTTGAAACATATCTGTCCTATTATTTCCAAAGGGCTGGTCAGAAAGTCTGCCTTAAATAAAATTATAGGTATGGCCAACATCTGTCTGTCTTATAAATATTTATAGGACAAGTTTGCCTTAAACAAAACCTATCCAGGCAGCAGACATTTGTCTGCCCTAAATAAAATTATAGGCCAAGAGGTTTAGAGACAAAAAATTCCTCTGTCCTTTGGACAGAGACTCCGCATCCTTACGGATGCGTTGTTTCCTATGTATGTGCCGCAGGCACATGTGCCCTGCAGAGCAGGGCATGTGGGTGGGGTGTCGGGGTTTTCCGATGACTGGCGCCGAAGGGGCAGGAATGACCAGCGCCGTAGGCGTTGGGAATTCTGTCCCGAAGGTGGCAGGAATGGAAAAGGGCGACGGTCCGCTACAAAGGGAGTGCGGCGCGAAGCGCCGCGAGAAAAATTTTTTGGGGTATCGTTCCCGAAGGGAACGGTACTCTGAAAAGAATCAGTAGAAAAAATTTCCGCCGAAGGTGGAAGGGATTTTTTTTAGGTGTACATTTTTTACCCCCTGAAAGATCCTTCAGTTAAGTTAAACCTAATGAGGAAGAAACATATCAATGTATATACATATAAACATATATTGATATGTACAGAAAAAAAGATATAAAAAAAATCTGACTTACTAAGTCAGAAACTCTATGGGGCTCAGGGATTAAAAACAAGCCTCTTCCAAAAGCCTCAACTCTTCAGATAATTCTTTTAGTGTTCGTGGACATTCAGAGGCTGGGGCGGTTGGTTCTGTGTATCGGTCAGGCTCTCGGCGGTTGTCTTCCTCTGATACAAAAAAATAATACCGGCTTCCCTTTTCAGATTCTCGAAAATCTGCAAGGGCTTTCTCCGCTTGTTCTCTCTTTGCTTCTGCAAGAGTCAAGGAATATTGAGCAAGTTCAAGACTTGTCTGCTTTTGTTGGTTGTTTTTTCTCATTCCTATTTTAGAAAATAAAATAAAAACTTAGTCAGTTTTACGACTTGACAAGGTCAGGGCGGTTTTTAATACTGCTTTTCTTGCCTTCCTTCTAGGCTCTCGAAAAGCTCAAGCGCCTCTTGATAGTCTGCAAGGTCAAAGCAACTTGATTTTGTGAATCTCTTCAACTCTGACAGGTTAAAAACTTTTTCACTAATCTCAAAGCTTTTTGATGTTCATCTATAATATACCAAACATCTGATGCCATAAGTATCAAGGCTAATTCTTCCTTTTTTCCTGATAGGTTCGACAAGGAAAAAATTATTTTTCTCTGTCTTATTGATAGCCTTTGGACTATCAAAAAATCAATAGGCTCCTGCGTACTTTATAAGCTCGCTTATAGCATCCAAGCTATAAGCAAACTTGAGGCGCTCCGCCTCCTCTTCCGCCTCTGGAATTGCGGCGGATAATTTTTCCAGCCGCTCTATTTGTTTTTCTATTCGGTTCCTCATTGCTGAGCTAAGTATTTTTTTTTCTTGTGCCATTTTTTCACAAAATAGAAATATAAAATAGGATATAGAAAGGCTAGGTATTACCTAACCTTTCTTATTCGTGGGTATCTAGGCTCCTGCACTCTCTGCACGAGTTCGCCGCTCTCATCTTCAGTAGTGAAATCATACCCCGACAAGATTGTTATTACCTCGCGGCAAGAGGTACTAACTGATAAGAGGTCAAAGATTACCGCTTTTTTTTCTGGCGTAAGATCTACACCGTAAAAAGTGGCGGTCTTCTCAAACCCTGATTTGCTTGTATAAGCAAATGCAAGTCAAACCCTTTCTTTGTTGTCAAAAGGATTTTCAAAAAACTTTACTTCCGCTTTTCAATCCTTAAAAGAAAAGCTAAAGTTTGCGTTTTGGTTGTTTTTCATCTGTATAGATAATAAAGAATAAATTTTGTTCTTTAATTGAACAATAATATATTACTGATTTTTATTTATTTTTCAAGTCTTTTTGTTTAGTTTTTATATATTGGCTTGACATTTTTTGAATATGTGATATAGTATTTTCTCCCTTATCATATCTTGTTTAGGGATCGACTCCACTGCCGTTTGAACTCTCTAAGATATACCATATACTTTTTTTAGACCTGGCGTAGCCAGTCTGTATATGGTATAGATTAGAGAGTTAGGCAGTGGGGGAGAGCCCCAAGATATGATAAGGGAGAAATGTACCCCCCACCCCAAATTAGAAAAACCATTTTCTTCCCTAGGGGCTTACCCCCCCTACCATAAGTTACAGAATGGATAAGCCTTAAACAAAAATCTATTACTTTCTCTTGACTTTTCACAGCAAATATGTATAATTATACTATTCCTCTCCTACGTGGAGTATCCTCCACTCCGAAGAGTCATTTCAGATTTTACCCTAAACCATGTATACTTTAATTTCCATACGAACAGATTCAGGTTCGTTAGTTCCTAAACATAAATACCATACTATCATTCCACCTTCTAAACATGCTATCTTAGCTAAGGCTAAACAGGCCTTGAAGTGGACCAACAATCTTCCAACATACATCGTAGTCTCCACACCTACACATTCTTTTACTTATCAAATCTCTCCAGAAGATGAATAATACTTATCTTACTCAACCTTTTTGGGATGCTATCAGAACTACCCAATGCCAAGAAGATACTCTCCCCTTAGCTTCTTACGCTAAACAACATAATCTCGACCCAGAACTCCTTACCGAATTTTCTAATCTTGTATCATGTTGCTCTACGAATTCCCCATCTATCTCTACTCCATACTCTCCACAGAATCCTAAACATCCTACATATCCAAAAGGTACCAAAACTCCTACTAACTTCTGTGATCTTCCTAATGGGCAACCACATCCATCCAAGTATCCAGATACCTATAATATTCCAGGATACCATGAGTTTTCTAACCAAGACTCTACAACTCCATCTTGCCCTAATCTAACTCCTAATACGCATTCACGCACAACACAACGAGGTGACGGATCTAATCAGTTTTCCTTAACCCCAGAGCAAACAGATCGTTTTTCCACCATTCTAAACCATTTTAAACTCACACCGTTGCCCACTCTTGATCAGCCAGAAGATCCTAACTTCCATCTTCTCTCTCCAGCAGCAAGGTTTAAACATTATTATCATACTCACCAATATAATTATCCATACGGGAATGCTGACTTTCACTCTAACATCCCTTACCCTACAGCTTACCATAACGAAATCCGAGTTCAGCCTCCAACCAATACTCATGAGCTTACTCACTTAGTTCCTACGAATTCCCAGCTCCAGCCATACCATACCCGTGTTGCTCCAACTCCATCACCACTCCACTCTATCTACCCGCTCACTTTCGCTTCTGTTAACCCTATGATTAATTATCTACCATATTCTAATTCTCTAACACCACTTCATTCTTCTCACGTTTCCTCGCACTATTCACCTAATCCACAACCGTATTCAGTTGTTTATGCCTAACCCGACTTCCTAACCCATGTTCTACGAAGATAAGTTTTGATTTCTATATACTAACTATAAACTCTGACCAGTCTATACCTGAGAAAATCTTTCAGATACTCTTCTCATCAAAGATGCGTTAGAGTTTTCTTCGTATAATAAAGAGTTCGAAACCTATCACATCCAGCTATATTGATCTAAGTTTGAATTCAAGTTTCCTTCACCTCCACCTACTAACGACCCTAACTCAGACCTAGACATTTCTTTCCAAATCTATGACAAGATTCTATCCTTAGCAAATCTTGCATATATCTCTGATTATGTAGTGGGGCTTTGGAAAGCTATCGTCCAGACTTATCATGTTTATGAAACTCCTAACCACCAACTATACCTTAAACCTCGTACTACCACAACTGATTCTTCTTTGTCTTCTATCCAAGACCAAGCAACTATTATCATGGCTAAGGAAGCTTTACTCTGAATATATAACCCAGATCAGTTGACTTATAAAGACCAAACCTTTCCTATCTCTAGGGATTATGAGTTCACTGATCCCCGCAATCCAGACTCTATTCTCAAATTTAAATCAAATTTTTCAGCATGACTTAGGTCGGCATTGCTTTCTAAGATGTTGGAGTCTTGGAATGCAGATCCTAAGCATATGAACTTTCAAAGAGATACCCTACTCCAAAAGTGGCAGATCGATGCGTTAAAAAGAATGGCAGATAGAACTGTGATCTTGGCATCAAGAAGATCTGGGAAGTCAGTATTTCTAGCACTCTATGCACTAATCCAACTCTTAGTATATAACCATAAGAAAGGTATTAGACCAAGGACTATCTTATACTTGTCTAAAGATTCTGCGACATATAAAGTAGTAGTGGATTATATCTTAGCAACAGTTCAAGAACTCGGTTGGCTTAAAGAATTTTTCTATTACAACTCATCTGATGCGATATTTTATTTTAGAGACCCTACTAAAAAAACAGTATATGCTCAGATTAAATTCCTAACAGCAGAAGGTAAGACTCCTGGAGTCGGATCTGCAGCAGATGTATTGATCGTGGATGAGGCGATGATGATTAAACCATCTATCTTCGAAAGACTTGAACCTATCGTATCTCACGAAGGGGCGTCTCTTCTTGTAGCGTCTACTTTCTATGACACTATAGAAAATGGAGACAGAGTATATGACTGGCCTGTGAAGCTTTGTAATGAATATGAAAAGGAATCTTCTAAAATCTTAGATATCGATACTCATATCCTAAACCAATATGACAATTTCATCCAGCACTGAGTTGCTCCCCTTCCTTCAGTCGCATGACTAAGATATACGATTGATGATGTAGATGTTATCCTCAACAAAGAACAAATCAAGGCAGACTATTCAGTAGACCCTGATAGATATATGAAGGAGTTGTATTGTAGATCTCCTAAAAAGAATGCAGTGTTTAATTTCAAACCTCATGTAGTTCAAACAGAATATGATACTCAGCATTCTCAATATACACTTCAGCTCCCTACTTGACCTACCCTTATTCCTAATTACTGGGACCTTATTGTACTTGCTTACGATCCGGCAAGAACAGGCGATATGTCAGCATTAACCACAATCTGATATTCTAAAAAGAGAAATAAAATTTCGGTAATATCAGAGTTTCAGTTGAACTTTACAGATAAATCTTCTTTCATTCCCCAGGCTGAACAAATTAAAAATCAACTTAAACGATGTTATGACCATGCGTCTTCGGTTATCTTCTGTATGGACTGATCCCACCCAGGAGTAGCTGATGTGCTTATCTGACAGGGGATACAAATCTATAGAGCATATAAGCGATGTGGAGGTTCTCAAATGAAAAAGGGTAAGGCGGTGTATGAGTATAATGTGCCTAAGAGATTGATGATCGAATCCCTACAGTTCTTATTTGATAACAATCTCGTAGAGATATTTGATACGAATGTGCTTACTACTTCTCAACTGGATAACTTTACAGAGATTTATAATCCAGCAACTAATACTTATACCTATGAAGGAGTCTGATCTCACGATGACTTCGTAGCGTCATTGATGGTAGGAGCTTATACCTTATACGAATTCTTTGAATTCAAGTATCTTAAGTCTACCGCCTCTCCCACCAACTCCTCTCCTTCTCTTCCTAAACAATTCTCTAAATCTCCATTACTCACAACTACTCAAGCTAAACCACTTACAACATCAGCATTTTGAATATCTTTAGATTTCTTATACTAATGAGTATCCTAAATATTAACAATGACGAAATCAATAAAGCCAGAGAAAGAGAGAAGAACACTCCTCAGACTTGATTTTGGGATACTATAAAAACCTGGGGGAAGGAGGCGGCTACCTGACTCTCTCAACTCTACAAAGGAGCGGTAAACTCTGTAAAGAATTCCTTTACAGATACTACTCCTTTGTATGATTACAATGCAGCTAAGCAACTTCTTAATGACTATGATACTATCAAGAATCTCCCAGTTGCCTCCTTAAATCAAAAACAACTCGGGCAACTTACTGAAAACTATGCAAACATTAAACAAAATCTTCAGAATATGGGTACCATAGATGATATTAGGAAAAGAGTTAAAAACGATGACGAGTTTTATCTCAATGCCCCAGAAGCTAGACCTCTCTCTGTCCAAGAGGCTAAAGCTAAATATCTAAAAGAACTTTCTCTAAACTCTGTTCTTTCTCAAACAGAGCAAAGAAACAGGACTTTTGTAGGAGATGGTAATAAGTCTTATACTTATGACAGAGCACATTCTAATGAAGTAGCTGCAAGTATTTTTAATCAATTTTCTTCTAAAACAGACCCTATCCTAAATACCATCGCAGAACTTGAAGATGTGTACGAAAAGAATGGGAATAAGTGGGATTCCCCACAACAACAGAAGATATACGACAAGGCTATGAAACAGTGGATTTCTTCTGTTGAATATATTAAACATGTAGTAAACCATGAAAACGAACTTCAAGACTTATGATCTTCTGTCCAAAACTTTATTAAAAGAGGAAACTGAAAGTACGTTTCTCCTTTTACAGTAGAAGACAATACGGGTTGGTCAAACAACGAAGACTACTATTCTCAGGCCTTAGCAACTGAAACTTTTAAGAAAGGCTGGAACCAAGTTTTTTGAGACGGTCCAAAGGCAAAGGGGCTTCTAGATATGGCTTGGGGAGGGTTTGGTGCCTTGTATGGTGGGATCAATAAGCATCTTCAGAACTATCAAACTAAAGCAGTAGTGGGTTGGAGAGACCTAGCTTCTCTTGCCGCCTGAGATTCCATCGACGATACCTACACCAAACACAATCAAGATATCATGATGGGGGATTCAAATAGACTTAGGGATGTAAATAATACCCTAGCTCATGATTCTAGTTTCCGAAGATCCGCGTCTTACTATATAACTGATACCTCAGCAGACTGGTATGATGCATTAAGTAGTCTTCCTAAAATCCTCTCTGCGCCTATGTCAATATTCAAGGCGGCAACTAAAACCGTAGATGAAGCTAGAGATATTTATAAGGCTATTGACTTAGCATCAGATGCGCTGAAGCCTACAGAGAAGGCTATCAAGTCTTTTGGGCTTGCAGATTCTCTTCCTTACTATGTGAAGAAAGCCCCAGCCGCTCTTTCAGAGGAAGTTGTTTCTAACCTTTCTAAAATCGCTCCGAAACTTACCGCTCCTTCTAAACTTTCTTATGGAACAAGGAAGGTGCTAACAACTATCGCCAAGGAAATCGCAGAGAATTTTGCAGTAAATGCTGCATTAAATGGGACTTCTAGACAAGATTATAAACCAACAGATTTGGCTATGGATATTTTTACAGGGCTTTTCTTCCCTGGGATATCTACAATGTTGGATATTAAAGGGTATTCCCAACTCGAATATCTCCAAAAGAATGCAGATAAGTATACTCAAGCTGCATTTAATCTAGATGACCTTACTTGGAGACATATTGACCCTAACCTAAGACACGAACTAACTAATACTATGCTTACCTCTGTAGAAAAGAACCGAGGCAAAATGCAACAGTCTATTGATACGCTTAAGAAAGCATCAAGACCTTTTGAAGAAATCAAAGTAACTGCTAAAAATATTGCTAAAAAATCTGTACAAAGATTTTTAGAACTCGCAGATAAAGAAAAGCGAGGACATATCCTAGAACAAAAGCCTGACAAAACCTGGACACTTAAAAAAAATCCAGAAACTTGAAAGGCAGTGGCTACTTTCAAAGACTATATCAACCTCCAAAGAGATGTGGTTAATTCCATATCAACAGGCTCCCCTGTACAACTCTCTAAAAATCTTGAAGAGATTGCAAATAATATCGTGAACTTTGAGAAGCTTGATGATAAAATGAAAGCGAATACCATCAGAGGAACTATCGAATCTGCTTGAGAGAATATGATGTATTTTTTCCAACAGTGGAGAGACAAGTATAATATTAAACCAGCAGAAACCTATGATCAGTTTTATGAACAATTACAAAAATGGAAATATCATAGAGTTATGGAGGCTTATGCTTTTGATACGCTTATGAAATACAATACTGCAAAAGACAAAGGAATAGATAATATAACCTTTGAGCAAGCGTCTTCTCACTATAACCATGTTTATACAAACGGAGAAGGGTTCTTTAATAAACTTCAAAACGATAAAACCCTCAACTCAAAAGAAAAGATTGCGATTCTTAAAGCAGGAGAGTCTGTTGAGAGTAGAGTTTGAAGAATCGTTACTCCACAACCTTTTGGTAAGGCGTATGGTTCTGCATACGAGATGGCATATTTTCTAGGTACAAGCTGAGAAGTTGTTGTAGATTGAACAACTTATAAGTATAATGTACAAAATATTCAAGGGGGAATTCTGACCTTTGAATGAGTAGCGAAATGAAAGAAGCCTATCCATTTCTGAGTAGATAACCAATATATGTTTCATACTCTAGATGTAGACTCTCCTATGGATTTTATAAAAACAGATTGACTCACGGTTTCTATAGAATGAGAAATAGGATTATTTGGTACTCATATCGAACCAAAGTCTACATTTTGAGATCATAAGATTGATGTATCTAATCTTACTAAACCTAATGTCATTGATTGAATCTTTGAAATGGATATTGATGATGCGGTTGCTCGCTCTGGGCTACCAAGAGAAGTAATAGAAACCTTTGCTAAATATCCTGGAGATTCACAAAGCAAACAATATTTCTTAAAAAGAAGTCTTGAAAACAATACTGTAAAAATAGAGAATACTCAATCTCTGCCTGTATATAAGTTTAGTCTTGAGGGCCTCTTTCAACACCCAGAGGATCTCTTAGATAATATGGAATGATTCTATCTCTATCAACAAGAGACCATTGACCTCCTTAAAAAAGCTATTGAAGCAAGGATGGCTTCTGATCAGAAGCTGATTCAGGAAATTAAAAATGAATATTATAATCTTCAACTTGCTCCGACAGAGCAAAGTCTTATTGCGATAGATACTAAATCTCCATTGGCCCAAGAGGATCTTAAAAAAGTTTTAGATTTGAATCGCGGACTTATTCATAATCCTTATAACCCATCTAGACCGCTAGGCTTGGTACTTGATATCGAAACCTGAAAGGTTAAGATTATAGGAGAAGATAAAGATAGGCTTAAGGAATTCCTTTGAAAAAAATGAAATAACCCTTATGTATATGCTATCAATCCAAATATCAAGCTACCAAAGACTGATATTCCTATTCCTTCTGCCCAGTATAAAGAGCTAGATATCCCAACCCTTTATAACATTGCAAAGGATATTACAAAGTATGGAGAATACCATAAACCCTATTCTGATTTATACAGTGAAATGTTTAATGATGGATATGGGGATTATATATCCTCTCATGCACTCGCACCTTTGATTAGTGCAGATGACATTCCTGGTTCTACAAAAAGAGTATTCGAAAGACTGCTTGAAGCCGAAGGTACAAGAAAATGAATCTTCCCAGATAATGAAATAAAGAATTTAAGATATACAACAGGAATCAACCTAGAGCCATTCAAAGTATCTGATGAACTTATAGAGCTTTTAAGAAGAGAAGATATTGAGAACATCGATGATTTCTTTAGAGTTATCAAAGGAAAAGAACATCTTATCCCTGAAGAATATTTGAAGTTTGTAAATGAATGAAGTAAAACTAAATCTGTACAGGAGGTATATAATCAATTTAAACAGAAGTTCGAAAGACCCACTTCTCTTCCTAAACCTACGGCTCCTAAGCCCAAACCTATTTCTACTCCTATCCCCCCAGAGCTTCAGAAGAAGCTAGACAAGTGGTGAATAAGAATAGAGTGAGATTCTATAACATTTGATATTAATCCAAACAATATATTAGACCATAGATTTGATAAACTCATAAATAACTCACCAACTTTCATGGGTATAGTCTCAGAAAACCTAGATGATATGGTAGATTTAACAGACGAGGCATTGAAGAGATTGGAGAAAAAAGGTATTATCTTTAAAAAAAGTAGTAAATCAACTTGACTTTTCGACGGATTTATGTATAATATGGGTAAAGATAAAGATAAAATCCTCTCCGAACTTTCTTGAACAGAGAGTATGTTCTGAAAATATGAGCCATCTGTTAAGGTAGAAGATATCCCAACTAAGGTAGAAAACACTCCTCCTAAGATAGAACCTACTCCTGTTAAGGAAGTTCCTGTCTCTGTAGACACAACCCCTGTTAAATTTGAATCAGGTAAATCTCTATTCGAACATTTCTGAAAAGGAACCACCACAGATAACATTCACATAAAGAGTATTAAAGAATTTATGTGAGATAAAGGATTACATAAAAAATATTATTCTGGATCCTTTAAAACAGAGTTTGATACATCTACAAAGATGGGTTCATATATGCTTGACCTTGTAAGAACAGTGTCTGGCAACCCAGAGCTTACTCCTGCAAAAGCGTATGACTACCTCTCTAATGAGCTAAAGAGCTTCTATAAGGAACTAGCACCTATCAATATAAATGCATGAACAGGTAAACCATCTGATTGGAAGAGGCGGACTTTTGTTAATAAAGATATTGACGAAAATATTATCTCAGCATTCCAAGGTAAGTATAATCTCATCTTTGAATGACCTAAGGGTTTGGAGAAGATATACAACCTTGAACCAATAAAGACTTCACCATTAGTAAAAACAATACTTGGTATAGAGCAAGAACTCTATTCCTTTAGATATGACAAACCAGTAGAAATAACTGTAGATTGAGTCAAGAAGAATATTGATTTTGAAGAGTATGTTCACAAAATCATAAATGCCGATATGGATAATTTTATCACTTCTTGTCCTATTTAGTATGGCTGTTTGTTATAAAAATTTCTACTCCAATATGGAAAAGGAATATAGTGGGAAGTTTTTTGACGAACCTGCATGAAGAAGAAAAAAAGGAATGGATGACGACTACTCCTTGGAGTCTTTGCTCCTTGGGGTAGGCGACCCAGTCCGTAATTATGATGCTAAAATTAAAAAGACTATCTTCGATGTAGAAACACTCAAGCAAATGGATAAAGAACTTAGGGGTAGAATAACCCCAACGGCTATTACTATGCCTAGTCCTAAGACAGTATTTAGTATTAAGCTTGATGAAAATGGGGTTCCTATGCTGAGAGAAGACTGAAGATACCTTCTTGTCGACCCAGCAGATACCTCAAAGATTATAGAATACAAAACTTACGAAGACTTATTTGATGAAAAATATATTAAGAAGCAAGGATGGCTTGCGAAAAAGTTAGAACTCCTAATGGAGAATAAAAAGGATGAGAACGAAGATTCTATCCAGCGGTTTATAGCTCCATCCTGGTATAGTAAGGCAAAAGAGTATCTTGTTTGACTAGCACACCATATTGATAAGGCTGAAGAAATTCCAGATTTCTTTAGGTTTAAACTTAAATACGATATCCTAGACTATGCAAATAAAGCGAAGTTTAGATGAGGACATTTTGATGGTGGACTTATGGGGCTTCTTGACTGAGAAAACATTTCTATATGGAAAGTTTTTCAAACAGTTTCCCCAGACTTCAACTACTATATGAACCACAAAGAAGCGCTTGAAGAACTTTTATGAGTATCCTTTAAACAAACTAAGAGAGGAGAAAAAGTTTGGAGAGAATTTGCTGAGAGAGCCATCGCTATGGCTGGAGGTAGAATCGGTACAAACTATACCGTTCTTGATGCCTTAACAAAAGACCAGCTCGACTATGTTGTGAGAAGATATATGAAGGATAAAAAGAAAGAGTTTAAGTGAACGCCAAGTGTTACTCAAACACTAGCAATCTTCTCTAAAATGAAATTCTCTGACCAAATGGATATTGTTAATAAATATCTAACGGACTTTACTTGACCTATAGATTATCTCCCAACCTATCTTAAGGTAGTTGTGTGAGGTAATTGGCTCGGTAAACTTTCTTATCATTGGAGTAAAATACTCAGACCACAATATTATTCAATGCTTATGTCTGCATCTTGAACGTCTCCTTTAATGAGTCTACTTGCAGTAAACTCTGCGATGTATGTTACAGATACACTACAAAGCGCAGGGCTTAAAAACCTTAAATGAGATTTTTCTAGTATTGTACATAAACATGGGCTAGAGCTTATCAAAGTAAAGGATGCTGCAACACTTAATCCAGATTCTATGACCATGTGAGATGGGCTTTATAGACTTGGAGACAAGGCAGTTGACCTAACTAAAGCTGGTTGGTTTAACGGAGCTGACCCATTCTTTGCAGATAGTTTTTATGCTAAAAAATATAGCCACTTCTTTCAGATATATTTTCCTCATGTTAGTTCTTTTGAAGAGGTGGATGATATATTAACTACCTTAAGGATTACTGACCCAGAGCAATATGACCATATTACAAGTAGAGCTAATTCTTATGTAGAAGCTGCAGTAAGAGCAGACTCAACTAACTCTGATTGGGCTGGTAAACTTTCAAGAGTATATTATACTGACAGTATCTTTACCCAAGCAGGTAAGGAAATCCTAATGAGAACTTGGGACTTCATGACTTGATGGGGAAGAAACAAAATAAAATGAGCTATTAAACATTTCAAAAACTTATGAAATGCTTTAAATACAGATATTGGATGAAAGTATCTTGACTCACTTCAGTGGGGAAATGCACTAGACTCTAAAGAACTTTTGTCATCATTGATTCTTAACAATAGAGATGCTATTGATTTCATTACAAAACTTCAAGTAGCAACTAAGATGTGAATTCTTATTCACAGATATTGAGATTATGAGAATGATAATGACAATTCATTATTTGATGAAGTACAAGATGTCTTTGATATCTTCAGAAAGTTTAATGGAGAAATGAATGCGATAGAAACCCTACCTGAATGGAAGATGTTTTCTTCATTTCTAGATGCCACTATCAATGATTATGATTGAGATGGGCAGATAGAATTCCACCCAGTTCTTTGAGCACAAATCGCCTGAACCCAAGCTGCTAAGTCTTTCTTAAGATGATTTTGGCTTTGGTCTGGTTTGGTTTGAGGAATAGCCACAACAGCAAAGACTGGAGAGAATCCTATAAAATCTATTGCAACTTGAGTAATAGAAAACGCACAAGCCTTTTCTCACTATACAAAAGAGTATTATGAGAAAGCAGGTTCTAGCGATATTATTAAAAGAACTCCAAACGATTTCCTTTTGTGACTACTTGGAGATAAAGGAAGGGAATATGATCTCTTAGATAAGACAAAAAAGAAACTTGCTTATGCAAGAATCTTAGATGACCCCATGGCTATCTTTAATTATTTTAATCTAAGAGTTCCGTTCTTTAGACATATTGCATTTGCCTGAGCACCAAGTTATAATAAGATGGATGAAGCGATTCACCAATGGACGCTTTCTGATGGATTTAATCTTATTGCAGATAAGCGTTGGGATAAACTAACCCAAGACCAACTTGCTTTTGTCTATAACCAAATGGATAAGGTTGGGGGTAACAAGACAAACACAAGAGGTGACTTCTACGTGTCCCACTCTTTTAAACCAGAAGATTGAGAAAGCCGAATTAGATGGCAACCCTCACAAGTAAGAGAGAATGTTATTCACCAATTGATGAAGGAAAAAATTGCCCCATCTGCTTTGGCAAAACTTGAAGAAGGATTAACCTCTAAAAATAAAACCCATCAAATAAACGCAAGTAAAGCACTTGCTTATATTCAAGCTAAAAGTCCTGGAAGCGCTGCAGTAGTATTGCAGTATATGATGAACTCTGAGTATTTCCATGCTATGACTTCTACTTATGGTCGAGACCAGAAGAAACGAGAAACAATTCCAGATGATTGGTCAAATAAAGTGAAGGCTCAAATCGCTAAGAAATTCATGCCTTTCATAGACCAAGCAGAAAGATATACCGTTATGCCACAGCTTGCTTTGAAGATAGCTAAGGATAGCTGAACTCCTATATCTCAATATATATCAGGAGGAGATACCCTTGCTTCTTCTCTGTCACTTAAACTTCCTACTGCAGAATTTCCTAACTCAGAATACTATCAGAGGTTTAAGACAAGTGTTCTTATTAACTCTGCAGCGTCTGAAGGAGATATTAATGCATATAGGTTCTCAAACCAACTAACCAATATTTTTAAACATTCTTTGAATGATAAAGATTGAAGTACATGAGTTCCTAATTCTAAATGGACAAAAAGAACTCTTCAACACATGAGTATGCTTATGGATGAAGTGAATGACCTTAGAATGTGAGATGGAGAAAGAACAGCATTAAAAACTGGTATTCTTCTCTCAGCCGATAAGTATATTGATTCTATGATGTCTAGTAAAAGCTTCTCTAAAAAACATGCTCCTGAAATCCAGAATCTTCTAAACCATCTTTGGACAACAACTAAGGAATTAAATGATGACTTAGTTGAGGACGCTGAAGAGAAAGCATTAAACGACCTTTACCATACTTGATATTCATCAAGATGGAAAAAGAAAAAGGATTATCAAGAAGATTGAGAACTCCTAAAGAGACTTAAGAAGATGGTTAATAACTTCCGAAAATATAAAGACTTTTCTTATAAACCACCTAAACCAGATTACACTAAAAACAGATATTATAAAAAAGATGAAGTAGATGTTCTTTTATTGAAAGGTAGAAGCCGATGAGAAACTGGTTTCTGAAATTTAGATACTTGAGGTAAAAACCGTTATGCAAAAAAACAAGAAGCTCCTGGATGAGCAACTTATCAGAGACAATGATGGGCTAGACCTAAGTGAGCTAAAACAGAGGACCCAGATAAGCCAATCGATTTTATATCAGGAGGAAGAGTTAAGAGACTTAGAAAATCTTCCGCCAAGGTTAAGAACCTTGCACAAGCATGGAGGAGAGTTAACAAACTATGAAGAGTATCCAGTGGCACTCCACACAGGAGACAAAGGGCTAGAAAAACTAAGAGGGGCTCTTCTAAATAATTGATTCACTCCCGAGAACATCGCTAAAAATTTATTATTCATTGCAGAGAATGCAGTGACAGAAACAAAAAAATGAGAAGTAATTGAGGATTATGGTACTAGGCTTAATGCAGTAAAGTATGCTTCTAGGCTCTTGTGATACGAGAAGAAGGAGCCTATGGTTATTGAGTTTAAGCCTATTACTAATCCGCAACATCTAATTTAAAGACAGCATTTAATTTAAATACCATCACTATGGCGGTTAATAACAAAACAAGTCTTATTGTAAACTCAGTTGAGCAGTTAGTTAAAGATTGACTAATGCCTAATAAAAATATTACATTTGACTTTTATAAAAAGAATTTTAAAGATGACAAACTTAAGGTTGCATCAGCCCTCAGAGATGATGTGAATAGAATACAAAAAGTTTTTGAAACAATATTCTATCCTAAGCGAGTCCAAGGTATTGAAGACTATACTCTTTCTACTGCACGTAGGGCTTTGAAGCTCAAACAGGATGGTAGAGAAGGTTTCTCTAACGTTAAGCAACCGATTATTAGAACTTTTGTAGATAGACTTTTAAAGGGAATTGCTAAAGCAAACTTCTCTGTAAAGGTTAACCCAGTCTCTTCTGAGTATAAAAATCAGGTTGAGGCGGTTCAACACGCTATTAACCGATGCTTCTCTACAGCTAAGGTAAAGTCTAAGATTGGAAACATTGCAAGCTCAGCCTTCCTAAACGGTAACGGATTCTGCAAGGCTAGCTTTTCTACCCCAAAAGAAAAGCTTGAGAATATTAAAAACCCAGAAACAAGAGAATATGTAAAGATTGTTGATGAATATGCAAAGTTCGATTGGGTATCTGAGTTTGACATTTACTTTGAGCCAACAGAAAAAATAAGAGGCTCACAAAGATTTGTAATCAATAGACAAATCAAACCTCTTAAAGATGTATTAAGAATTATTTCTAAAATGGATGAAAGCATTTCTCCAGAACACTTAATGCATGTTATGCAAAATCCTAGACCTTTTTCAAATAAGGATTACAATCTTGTAAGGCTTATGAAGTATTATGACAATGCCTGTAATCTTATCAATAACTTTAATCTAGAAAAAACTTATCAAGTTGCTTATAACAATGAGAAGGTAGAATATGTAGAGATATGGACACCAGACACTTTGTCAGTTTGTCTTAATGGATATATCGTAGCAGACACAGAAAACCCATTAAAGCTTAGAGCAAAGTGGCACCCATTCTTCTCATCTCACTATACTGAGAATCCTGGAATATGAATATCAGAAGGTATTGGTATTCTACTTGGAGATGTACAAAGAGGTTATGACGCCTTATTCAATCTCCTCCTAGACCAAGCAACTATGACTGCCTCCCCTATGATGATGCTGTCCCCTTGACAACAGATGACAAGGGAAGATAGTGATACTAAGTTTACTTGGAAACCTTGGGGGATTGTTATGAATGCAGGTCCTGGTACCGTGTCATTCCTAACTCCTCCTAGTGTGGACCAGGGTTCTGTAGCTATCCTTAAAGATATGCTAGAGATGGCACAGTTTAATGTAGCTCCTGCTACCTATGCCGATTATAATACCCAATCCAGATCTGCACAAGATTCTATGATGAGATTTGAGGGATTGGCGGATACTGTTGCTTTATTTGTAGACAGTATGTCTAATATGTTAAATGAAGTAGCACAAGCTTGGCTACTCGACATGCAAGAAAAAATGCCAGAAACATTCCAACTCCCCGTATTCAATGCAAAGGGTATGGTTGAGTCTTGGAAGAATATCAAAAGAACAGACCTTGAGGGTAAGTTTATCTTTGAGTGGTCATCTGAATCTATCAGAGATTTAAACACTGTTCTCGAAAAGCAACAACTCAACGACATGATTCAATTTATTGGAGCATTCGGAGTTGATTGAGCAGGAAGATCGATTGTAGATAAGAGAAAACTTCTCCAACATGCATGTAAAATATTTCATATTGATGAGGATATTATTATGTCAGATGAAGAAGTTACAAAGCTTTTAGAGAAAGCTGCGGTAGACCAGCAAGAGATTGCACAAAAGTTATCTCAAATGCAAACTCCACAAGAACAAGGCCAACCGCCAGAAGAAGCTCCTGAAGCTTATCCACAAGATAACGTTGGTAAGACGGTTCCAGAAGAAGAACCTGATTACGCCAGTCTCTTTTAATATTCTATTTAAAAAATAACAATGGCTATTAATAAAATTAACCAGATGATTGCTGAGCAAAGCCAGCAACAACAACCAATGCAGGCTCCAGAATTTACTCCAGAGCAGATTGCATATCTTCAAATGCTTGCCCAACAGGATGATATCCAGCCTCAAGAAGTTGAGGCCATTGCTGAAGGGCAAGACACACAACAGCTACAGGCTCCAGAGAGTGCTCCACAGTATTCTCCTGAAGAACTCCAGGCTTATCAACAATATCTACAGGCTATGCAACAACAAGCTGCACAGCCTACTGAAGTAGATATTCAGACAGAGCAAGAAGTTCAGCCTGAGCAGATTGAGGAAGTCGCAGAAGAAACTGCAGACTATAAAAAGAATGTTGAGGAAATCCTTAATGCAGAAACCTCAATGGACGTGAATATCACAGAAGAACAGAATAAGGGGGTTGATACCGAACTTATAAATCAAAGACTTAGAGATGAAATCTCTAAGAGAATCGAACTGCAATCTAAAAATGCAGAGCTCGAAGCAATGGTGAGATACCAGCAGAACCTCATAGATAAGCAATCAGACAAACAGTTTGGTTATATTGACAAGCAAAAGGAACTTGAATCTGAACTCAGAAGGCTTCAGGGTAATTCAGTTCCAGAAGGATTGTCCAAGATTGCTGAATGCTTTTCGCTATATAATGAGCATAAGACTCCGCTACATAAATGGGCATTAGTAAATGAAATGCTCGGATTCCTTCAGAATATGTCTGGAGTAAGTGGTGAGGACTATCTACAGAAAATGTTTTCTGCAGAATATAAAGATATTCCAATGCCAGATACTTATGTAGCACCAACTGTGAATCTTCCTGGTAAGGATGAAAAGCCACAGTTCATGTCTTTTTAAATTAATAAATTAAGTAAATTAAATGTTTGATCCTAAGTCAGCAAAATGCAGCGGAGGATGTACAATTGATACAACTCCTTGCTCAAATCCTCAGTGGTCTACTGGTTATCCAGCTTACGGACTTAATGGGGTAGAATACAACGGTTATTCTTATAAAACAGCAACAGGTTTCGAAGCTAGCTATAAAGCAGCTAAGGATGGTAAATACTATCTCGAAGACCAAATCAACGCTTGGACACACGATGGTAAGCCTATGGCGATGTTCAAGGGAATGCTTGAAACAGCTAAAACAGTATCATATCTTTTGTATGATTCAGAAGACCTTAACAAGCTTTACGATATCGATGCACAATCTGGTATCTCTACTAAGGCAGTTACTTTCAAGTCTATCAATAACATGGATATTGGTTTATCCCCAGACGGTCAATCTTTCGTGTGGTCAGAATACTTGCCTGAAAGACCAGTAATGTATGTTGTAAGAGATGAAACCGCTCCTACACTTACTTTGCTTCTTGCAGATGCACAAGGTAATCCTATCGATTTTAATCATCCTAAATACAAGGACTTGGTTAATGTAAACGATAGAGTTTCTGTAAAGAGAAACGACCCTACATCTTGTGATAACGGACAAGCTGACTGTTGTTCAGACTTTATCCTTAGAGCAGTAGTTGCTAAGGGTACAGCAGAATTTAACGGTAAGACTTATCCTACTATCACTCTTGAAGGTGGTACTTCAACAGGTGAACCTGAGAAGTTGACTTTCAAAGGTAGAAATGGATTTGGTGGTAACCAAGACCTTGCTTGCTTCAATAATGCAGATAGATATGCTGATGCAGTATATCCTGGTGATGAAGTAAGATTTGAGTTCTCATCTTTCGATCCATGTAATCCTATGATTGGTGGTTACCAAGTTCAAGGTTACACAATGAAACACTCTAACATCCAATACGTTGGTAAGGAATTGTGTTTTGATTGGGCTGACCTTAGAAAAGGATACTCAGCAGAAGGTGGAATCTCAGCAGTAATCGGTCAGAGATTCTCAGCTATCACAAGAGACTTTATCGAACAGCAAGCTAGAACATTCTATCTTGGAGAAAACAGACAAAGATACAATGCAGCAGGTATCCCTGGATCAACTATGGGACTCTTGACTGAAATCTATGCTGCTCACGCTCAAAAGCCTTGGTTGAAACTTATCAGATCAGCTGGTAATGCAGTGACTCTTGAAGACAAGGCACTTATCTTTATGGAGACTTTAATGCAGGTACAGAAGTCTAAATGGTCTGGATCTAATCCTACTATCACAGTAGTAATGGATGATAAGGCTATCTATACTTTCACAATGCTTAGAAAGGCATTCAAAAATCTTGGAGGATGGATCGAGCTTCACCAAGGAGATACTTTCGACTTCTCTAAGATGCCAGTTATCGTAACTCCATACGGTAAGATGGAACTCCTTACTGATACTTTCTTGACTGAAATTTCAGGTAACTCAGGTATGGTATTGTTCTTGGATAAGAACCTTGTAGGTGCTAGACAAACTTCTGAATTTGTATTGGATCTTACTAATGGATCTAATCAGGTTAAGGAAGTAGCTACTACTGGATTCCAAATCAAGGACGTTACCGACGCTAAGGTTATTGGATGTAAGTGTTGGTATGTATGGACATCATTTGCATATGTAATGGTAGGAGTTGGTCAACCAAATTCTCCATACGCAATTATCGAGAACTTCTCTCTTTAATTTTCTGTCCATAAAAAACTAGAACACGTCTTCGGATGTGTTCTTTTTTTATTCTAATATTATAAAAAAAGATAAGAAAAGCTTGACTTTTTAGAGGGAATATGTATAATTAGGGTATTGAATATTTCACTATCTCGTTTACCTGATTTTCTCCTCTACCTTATGGCATATACCGTAAAAGAAGCTTTGAATTTCGTATACCCACATATCTGACAAAACTGAGCTTCAAGACTAATAAATACCAACCAAATCATGTTTGCCATGAATCATGCATTGAATATGATCTACAACTACGAATGATATATATGGTCTTGGACTCAGCGTAAAGATGCCTTTGCTATGAACTGAACAGTGGGTTCTCTTTTATCAAGATGGCCAGTAAGAAAGGTAGACAAATTTTGGACAACAAAGTTTACTGATGTAGACAGAATCAGTGAAGACCCTTGTGTGTGTCCTATCGATCCACCTGTTGATCTAGTAAAGCCTTGTTGTGAATGTAGTTGTAAAGCTACTGCACAATGTAGACCACTTATTCTAGATCAAATTCTTCCTCAAAATAATCTTTGTGATAACCAATATCAAATCTCAGGAAGCTTTACTGCGGGTCAAGGAGGTTTAGATGGTAGAATACTTAAAGTAAAACTTGCAGAACCTACTGATGTTCTTTGGGTATCTTACTTCGCAGGGCCTGTTAAACTAGAAAAGCTTACTGATATTGTACCGCTACCTGATTCTTATATGCATGTATTGGGTTGGATTATTGCTGCAATGGTTGTTCCTTTACGAGGAGCAGCAAGAGCACAAGAAGATTTAAATCTCCATTCTCTTTACAGAAAGGAGCTTGATTATCTTAGAAAGATTGACAACATCCACCCAAAAGAAGTTGTATTTGATAGTCCTAATAGTGATGTAAATAAGACTGCTTTTATCCCTAATGTATCTGTAGCATGACTATGGTAGACGTACAAGTGTTTGACATCGCACCTAAAAAAGATGACAACAATGCGCTCTTCCATGATCTCATAAACATTGAACCTTACATAGAACCTTATAGAGCAGTTAATACAAGAAAAGATGCTAACTACAAACGAGGAGATAGTGACCAGCATTTCTTTAGAAAAAGAAAGTGATTCAAAAAGATTCCTCTCTATAAAAACTGTAGGCATGAACTAGAAGATGAAAATCGTACCTATGAAGATTGAGATAATTGGAAAGATTGAACCTTTACAGATATGACAATCTTTGAATGACATAGATGGTTTCTAAGAAAAAGTAAGTATTGAAATAGATTAAGAGTATATGTTCAATGGTTTATTAACCCAGAAGAGTGTACTAACTGAGTTTATTCAGATATTACTCAAGGTAAGATAGTTGACGTTACAGGAAAAGATTTTCTTAATACCTCTCCCTGTGCACATAGTAGATTTCTAAATACTTGGTGATTAAAGTGGAATAGTGAATCAGAAGGTAAAGACTTATTAAAAGAAGGTTGGGTTTTAAAAAACCTAAACTGAAATTCAGTACTTTCTGAGTGGGTATTATATAATAAAAAAGAAGATATTTCTATCTCAGAAAAATATAGTGTTATTAGATTAAATGACACTGGTATGGTAATTAGACATGCTGGAAAGGTTTGCCCTGATATTAGAGAAGAATACAATCTTCCCGAGGGGGCAATCTTCGTTCAGGGTGCTATGCAAATGAATTACTATACCACAGACACTATGTTTGATAAATGTAAGGCTATCAAGTCATCATCTAATGACCCTTATGAGAATGAAATCAAATGAGGGATTAGTATTGCTAATTCAACTTGACCTACCCTATCCTTTATAACCAATGAGGGGATTGTAAGTATTAGTTCTTATTCACAACAAACCTCGGACAATTTTAGTTCTTGTTTTAATCTTGACCTTTCTACTGCTCTATGAAGCACAGGAATCAATTGAGATATAATAACAGGAGCTACTGAGTTTTGAGGTTCTATTGCTCTTATTAAAAACAATGGAACATTAACAATCAGTGCGGGCTGAGATAATATGCTTTGGTTTCCTGCACAAATAGAGTGAGATTTAAATACTGGTATCCATAAAATACCCTATAGTATTACTGATGCTATTGCTTCCAATTGACATCTTATCTTAATCGGTCCTCATGAGACTTATTATTATAGTCCTTGAGATTGAAAGACTTGACCGATTATGTGACAGATAAGCGATGTGAGTTGATATTTCAGTCAAGGAAGTTGGTATCATAAAGATGGTAGAATCTTTATAGCTAGAAGTTTTAATGATCTCTATATGCTCCAAATATCTAACTACTACGGAAAGATTACTTGGGAATATAATTATTATTCTAATGGGCTCAATTCCCATTTGAGACACTTAAATAAGAGTGTAGACAAAATTTGAATTGACCTTACAGATAATGAAACCTATGTAACAATATATGACAACTCATCAGATAAAAGACCATACTCTAAGATTATGATTCAAGATAGATTTTATAACTTTTGGTATAGTTGGATTATCGATTGAGCAAGGATAACAAGGGTTAAGCACTGAATCTTCTTTTGAGATGCTATCTATTCTAATGAATGAGATACCGATAATGGTCAGGAGATTAAGCAAATCATTTCAGCTTTCTTTGGAGACCAAACTAGACAAGCATCTAAACATTTTGTTCAGTGGAAACTTGCCCTTGGTAGACATAGTAAGATTAGTAGAGACACTAAAATAGAGACTACTCTACTCTCTTGAGGAGAGGAGCTAAAAAGAATTGTTCCTATTACTTCTACCCTTTATCCTAATCTTATCCAATTAAATAAGGATAAGGAATATGATATAGGTAAAAAAATAAAACCATTAAACAAAGAACATACCCCATCATTTCAAAATGAAATCCAAGGATATTTAAATCTAAACCCACAACACTCTATCAAAACTCCATTAGAAGAAACGGAAGTTTCATCTTATGCTTCTATTAAAGAAGCAGTAAATGAATCGGGAGAGATTATCAAACTAACACTTACTGCCGTTGGTAAAGATGAAGTAGAGTTTGGCGGTATGTTTCTAACTTACTATCCTGAGGATTATGACTTTGATAACATTGCCAACTCTAATGTAGATGAGTTCGATGCACCTACTTATCAGTCAGAAAGACTGACTCACGAATTAGATAAAGTCGAATCAGATATAACACTCTGACATATTTAATTTATTATAAATATTAACCATGGACATTACACAAGTTATTGAATTTATTTATTCTTCTGACCCAGCGATTCTTTCAACAGTTATGGATGCACTCGCTGATAGAATGGATGCCTTGTTCGGAGGACAACAAGCAGAAGAACTCGTACAGTCTCCTGAAGAATCAGCTCCAGTAGAGGAAGAAGCTCCAGCAGAAGAGGGTGGATTTAGAATTCCTTACTAAGATTTTATACATTAAACCATCCTTAAATGACAACATATTTTGATAATATTATGAAGTTAGTTAAGGAAAATAAAGACCTAAGTAAAGCACCTGTTAATGCACTTAATAGAACAGTTACTAATGCCGCTGATAAATATAATCAACTCCAATGAGTCTCTAATACAGGATCAAAGGAGGCTGATAATTATATCAAAACTCCATCAAGTCAGCAAGATGGATACCAAAAGGCAATAGGGTCTCTTAATCCAGAACTAAAATCTAAACAAAGATTATACGAACAAGAAACAAAGAACCTCTATGACAATCTTAGTGGGATTGCAAATCTAAGAGAGATTCAAAATCACTTCAATCAAATCTATGCTGGTGGTGTTCGTGATACCAACAAGGCATACGACAACGCTCAAAAGGCAAACAGTTTAGCTTTAGGTAATGCTAGAGACAATGCCCTCTCAGCAGTGGGAGGGCTATGATCTAACGCAGTACAATCTAGTGCAATCTCAGCTCAGTATGCTAATAAAATGGCGGCAGCTAATCTAGAAAATGAAGAAAAGAGATTGAAAGACTTAGCCAATCTTAGACTTAATCAAGCTAATGTTCCTAATGTTCTTGGACAACTTGCATTGAATAATGCAAGTATCAAAAGTCAAGAACTTCAAAATAGACTCAATGAAGCTCAAATCACCGCTTATAAAAAATCTAGTGGCTGAGGAGGTTGAGGCGGATATAGGAGTTCTTATGGAGGTGGCAATTCTACACAACTTCCAGAGTGAATGACCTTAGAGCAATACCTTGCAACTCAATGAGGAGGCAACAAACAAGAAGGTTCTCAGTCTCCACAAGAAGAAAGTTCTTTGCTTGATAAAGCCTTGAATTATGGAATTCCTCTTTCATTAACAGCTTGGGCGATGAATAATGCTCCAAGACTTATAGGTAAACCTACACTTATCAATATGGGTATCGATGCCTGAAGAGCATTAGTATGAAGATTTAGAAAAACAAAAGCCCCCATAGAAGCTCCCACTCCAAAAACAGAAGTACCTAATAAAAATCTTACTGATGGATTTAATGACTTCTTAGATAAGAATGGTATAAAGAAAACCTATTCTCAGGAAGAATTTGATAAACTAGCTAAACAATTTGTTAACGCAAATGACATTGCTAAACAGTGAGCTAAATCTATTAAGGCAAAATCTGTTGTAGAAGATGTCGCTGATTGAGCTAAGAAAATAATAAAATCTGCTAAATAATTTTTATTAAATACAATTTTTACAATGAACCAATACGAAGCACTCCTTGCTAATATGCAAGAGTTTGGGGATTATAGCCCCGCGGCTATGGAAGCATTGGCAAAGGCTAAGAAGGAGGTTGAAGCACAAGCCTCGGTGCCTACTAAATATACGTGAAGAGCATCTTTTAGGAAAACTCCTGCACAAAAACCAGAACCTCAAACTCAGACAGTAACACAGCCAAAAGAAACTTTGATGTCTATTGACCCTAATAGAGTAAGGTCTATTGCCCCTAATACAGTAACTTCTGTACCTCAAAATACAAATACAGGAGAATCTAAGGGTGGACAGCTTTTACTTGGGTGAGCAGGTCTTCTTGGTGGAGCTACTACTATTGGCGGTCTTGGATATGGGTCATACCAGCTTGGTAAAGAATCCATGAATAATGCAATATCAGCAACAAATAATGAACTGCAAAAAATGACTGGTAAATACAATTGGGCCTCTAATCAAATGAATAAAGTTGCCGACCAGTTAGATGAACAGACTAGAGCACTAAACAAAGCTAATGTTTATGGGAAACAAATGAAGACAAGATATAATAATTTAAAGTCATCTATTCCCGAAACAAAGCCAATATCTTTTGATTTTAAACATTCTCCAGAATTAAAGGATATGAACCCAGAAATGGTTAAGGAGCAGATCAACCAGGCGCTATCAGCTCGTGGTATAGCACTTAACCCATCTGATGTTACCAAGCCTGTTTGAGGCACAATAGCTAGTACTGTAACGAAAAGAGGTAGAAAAACTGCAGTAAAAGAAGGTTTGCCTGAAGTTGTATCTAAAGCCATAAAATCATTTTAACCACTTACCCATAATAAATAATGGTGCTTATTCCTAAAAGAGAAGATGTTACTGAGAATGGAGATTTGAAAATGGGAGTCGTTGCTACTGAGTACGACCTCTATCCACAACTTCTTACTGATCTTAAAGACATCGACTACAACAACCTAAGAAACATTAAGCCAGGTCAAATCGGCTTACTTGCTTATGTTCCAAATGGAGCGAAAAGATTTTCATTTGTTTTAATGCAAGACCCTAGATTTACTTCCCAAGAATAATAAGAATGAATTGTGAAGAAGCTTTAACCACCAATGCCGTTGTTGATAAAGCTACTCTTGAGTCTTTGAAAGTACAAGACAGAATCATTAACAAAAGAATTGATACTATGCAATTAGGTGCAGTAGAAATGAAAAATGATTTAGTTTTGGTAGACACTTGTTGTACTGAAAATAGAGAGAAGAATATTGAACAAGATAAAAGAATTGATGAAATCAATGCGAACATTTGTCTCCTTAAAGGTAAACAAGCAGAACAAGAGAGTGTCTTAAAAAAATTAAAGCCTTTTATTATCAACGACCAAAAGTACCTTGATTTCAATAACTGGTACAATAATGTATTCCTCCCAAATAAACATAAGTTTAAGCCAGGAGATATTTACATTAACTCTAACCCAACTCTTGGTGCTATAAATAATACCTATATTTATATAGGAGAAGATAATGTTAATCCAAATCCAGACCCATTAAATCCTAATACTGTAATTAATATTGGAGGTTGGGTATTTATGCCATCTACTAAGCCTGCTGATATTATTGAAATCTTGGGTATCGACCCAATCAAGGTTGACCACCCTTATAAAAATAAATACATTATCAGTATGGATCCAGATAAATTATCTGACTTCATTTCTAAGCTCCCTGAACTAGACTTATCAAAGGTTAAACTTAAGCTTGGTAAGATTACAGAAGTTCCTACTTATGAAAACAGTCCAGTATTTAAGTTGGATATTACTGTTAATAACAAAGCTTATATCAAAGACCTTCATGTTACAGGAGATACTACACTTAAAGATGTACATATCCACGGAGATGTATATGCACAGACCTTCAAAGGCCCTCTTGTAAAGTTTGAAGAGAGCGTACAGGTTAATGAAAATGTAACAGTAAATAATCAAATCACCACACAGCACTTTAAATCTACTGGTAATGCACACTTTAATAACATAGACTTTGATGGGGAGTTAAGAATCCCAACAAAAGATAATAAGTGTTCTGTGTATTCTGATGTAGAGTGAGATTATGTTTCTATTAACCAAACCATCTTCCAGCCTTCTTTTGCTAAATTTGTAATTACCGAAAAGGGAGAAAAGCACGGAGAAAAAACAAGAACTGATAACAAACTCTTTTATGAATGGGATCCATCTAACGATTGAGAATATAGAAGTAGACTTATCCCTATTGGAGGAGAGATGTGGAGTAAAAGTATTATGTGACAATCCTTTATGGCTCCAGTTGGAGATATGGTTCCTATGTCATATAATACTCCTGATATTGAAAGAGTTTTGCATACTAATGCTATTCTTATTAAAAACTCTGGAGTATATGATATTTCTTATGTCTTTAACTTCTCTCAGTCTAAAAACATTTGGGCTAACAGAGCGGGGCTTGCACTTGTTAGATGAAAGGATCTTGTTAGTATTCTTAAGACAAAAGGGGATTTACAAATTGAAGATCTTGTAGATAACAAGCGAGAAGGGTCTTCATCTCAACATGAAGCCAACCCACAAAAAACAGGGCCTGGACCTAATGCATTTATTCATACAGATCATATCTATTCAGGTAGTGATTATACTTATCTTGATAAGGTAGAGAAGTGGTCAAAACATCTCGGTATGAGTATTCAATCTTGGAGTGCATCAGGTTCAACTATCGTTGAAATTCCTTGTGGAGAAGTTATGGCTATTATCCCATATATTAAGCCATCTGTTGCTGGTGCTAATACTGACCTTTACCCAGAATGGAGCAACAATGCTTGGATTCTTTCTAAAAATGGTAAATGGGATACAGGAGCTTTCTCTCAGATTACTATCAAGAAAATTGCTAATTCAACTACAACTGTTAAACCACTTATTTAATTTTATACTTAATACATTATGAGTACTATTACAAAACAATGTGATCCTCAAGTAAAGATTGAAACAACATCTTTGCAATCACTAGACTTCTGTAGTGCTGTGTCTGCTTGTCCAGCAGTCCAAAACAACAAATCAGATATTGCAAAAGCTAATGCAAGAATTGACGCTACAAACAAAAGAACTGATGAAGTTGTTGAGTCTAACAAAACTCTTGCTGAGAACGTTGCTAATGAATCAGCGACAAACAGAAGACAAGACCAGCAACTCTTAGAAATCAATGCTAACATTTCTATGATTAAGGGTTGGAATTCTAGACAAGACTCTGAAATTCAATCTCTTGAAACAAAGGTAATCGTTGATACCACACACAATTCTTTTCATGAGTGGGTACAAAATGTATATCTTCCTAACTGCGGAAACACTGCTAACAAGTATACAAGAGGTTCTTTCTATATGAATGCCTCTACATCTCCTTTGGCAGAACACTCTACTTATGTAAACATTAGAGATTCTAAGTCTACAACTCCTTGTTCTATCAATGACTGGCAAGTTCTTGAAGCACAGTCAGCATCTAGCATGCTTGCTATCCTAGGTATTGACCCTATTGAAGTTGCCCACATCTCTGCAAGTGAATGGGTTATTAGAATTGACCCTAGAAAATTAGAAATCTTTTTATCTAAACTTAAGAGTATCGACTTCACAGAAGTAGATATCACCCTTAAAGATGTTTATGGTACTCCAACTTTCTATGATGATACTACATTCAAAAAGAATGTTGTTGTAGAACAAAAGATGACAACAACTGATGCTAGAGTAAAAGAATCTCTTGATGTGGAATGAACGGCTACTGTTAAACATCTTACTATTGCTGAAACCGTTGAAGGAGAAGCTACCTTCTCTGAGAATGTCCACATGAAAGAAAGTCTTGATGTAGCTAATCATACCTCTACCAAAACGATTGATGTAACAGAAAATGCAACTATCAATAGAGCAACTATCCAAGACCTTCATATTCCTGGATACAACAACAACCTTCAATGGATTATTGCAGATATTTATTCTAAAATTAGATAAGAATGATTAAAGATTATTTAGCAGGCTCTGCTAATTCTCTTATCGAAACAATCCCTAATCTTATCAATATCGGGGCTGAGTGAGTTAAACTCCTCACCCCTGATAGTATTGATAAGAAAATCAATAACTTCCAATATAATATGAATACCGGAGTCGAGAACTTACAGAACGGGGTTGTTGATAAGTTATGAGCGGATAAGAATTCTACTGCATATAAAGTTGGAGAATGGCTTGACCCTACAATTGTAGTCCCTGGTATTTGACTTGCAGGGAAATTCGCTAAGGCCTGAAAAATTGGTAAGTTTGTTTCTAATGCTGGGAAACTTACAAGGATATGAAGTAAGCTCTGAAATATTGGGTCTAAAGTAGGAAAGACTGTAAATTTTATAGATAAGGTAGTCGACCCAACAACACATCTTGTTTGACGTCTTACAAAAGGTATGTCTACTGCAACTAAGGTTTGAGCGTTTGGGGCTGACATCTGAGCCAAAGTTTGAGGAGACTTAGTCAGACAAAGTAAAACTCAAAGCGCTTTGTTTGGTCAGTATCTTTGACAATTAAGTGACGACCAGCTTATGGCACTCGCTAAACAGTATTGATATTAACTACCACAAACATTTTAAATACCATATTAAATAAAATATGAGAGCATGGATATTAGATTCAGTCGAAGCTTTAAGTAATCTTATTGCGCTGAACTCTCATCTTAGAGAGTTAAAAACTGAGGATAAGTCAGAAGAAATGAAAGTACTTTACGATGCAGTTCTCAAAGAAAGAAGAGAGTTGCAAGATATCGTTGAGCATTTGATTGACAAGTCTGACAATCATTTTCACTGTGCATTCAAGCATGCAATAGGATACTATATGTATGCAAATGAACTTGAAGACGCTGACCCCTCTTTTAAAGGATTTAGTGAAAGAGCTGAGACCATACTAAACCTTGTGTTAAGTAAGATGACAGGGCAGGAGATAACCCTCTGTTCTCGTTGTCTAGCTGACAAGATTTTAGATAACAAAAAAGAAAAAGATGCCTTGTAAACCTTGTATCGAAAAGCAACAAAGAATGAGGGAGCAGTTGTATGCACAGGTATATGGAGAAAATAAAGAAACAGATAAAAAAGAAACCACTGTGATACAACCAATCTCTTATGATGACAATGCTAAAACAACAGAAGTAAATTCTGTTTATGAAGAATTTAAAAGAAAGCTTTATTGAGCTAACCAAAACTAATTATGTCGGTATACCCATTCTATGATAAATATAGAATAGATGATTCTAATATATGATGCCATAGAGTTATCTATGCGGATTGTGATGGTATCCATAAGTATAAGACTATTTGTGAGTTAGTAAAAGAATGTACTCTTGACCAACTTAAAAATCCTTGTATTGTGGATTTTCTGAACTCTGACCTTTCTAAAAAGAGTGGTCAGTATGTAAAGGTATGACCTAACGGTTGTTTCACAACAGACATTCCTGAATGTCCTTGTGATGACAAAAAAGTAGGAGCTACTAATCAGGATAACAATCCTTGACCACTTATCGATAAACTTATCGGTAACTGTGACCCAACCCACACTTATTGTATAGGTGTATCTTCTCCTTCTCCTAATGTAGTTCAAGTAACTCCATCAGGACCTATCAACTGATTTACTCAGTTTAAAGGCAATCCTCTTTGTGATGAAGCTATCGTGAAGATGAATAAGAAAGGAGAGGTTTATACAGTTTGTCCAGATGTTAAACCTTGAACAAGGTTCCTTATGGCAGTACATAAGTGAGGAGACTATACCCAAAATCCTAACACAACAGAAAGAATTAGAACTCCTGCGAAAGGAACTACTGGTTCTACTGGACTTGCTGGGTTTTCTGGAGGCTGGAATTTCCAAGCTACTGATGGATTTGCTATTGATGATAGCGACCAAACATTCCTCATTGAAGAAGACGGACTCTATTATTTTGCGTTCTCAATGTATACTAACCGAACAACCTATTCTGTACATGCGATAAGAGCTGGAATATTTGTTAATGGGTTAGAGGTTTGAGACTGGAAATATGAAGGAGGAAGATCTCAAGATAGAGATGACTATGATTGGTATGCACCAATAGGTAAAACTCCTGAAAGGTATAAGAAAGGTACCGAAGCTAGAGCTATCCCAATGGAATGACTAAACTTCGGTAACTCTATTATTATCCCAATTAAGTGAGCATCTAAGGCTAATCCAGTATGAGTATCTCTACAACTTAAGCCAGACTTAAGGACTATGGACCCTAGGTTTACTTATGGAACAAGAGATGCTTATCCTAAAGTTACTTATCATATTGAGGGAGACACCTCAGAACGAGGGCCACCTACAACAATTTATTGTTATAAGGTTGATGAACTCCCTAGATTAAAAGAACTTAGGTAATATTTATTTATAAAACAGTACTATAAAATGGCAAAAACTGTTAAGATTACTCTAGATAATAAAGATTATCTTAGAGTATTACCAGATGAAAAAGCTATTTCCTCTGTTAGAGAGTTTGAAAAAACTACTGCTGACATTGCCTCAGGAGGAGATGGTAAACCTGCGAATGGGGTTCCTGCCAAGTCAGCAGAGAAATTTACTTTCAATATCTGGAAGAATGTTTCTGATGGCCTTTGGGAAACCATTAAAGTAAAAGGAAAGTTTTTTATTAAATCTGTGATCGAGAACTAATGAGGAACTATCTTTATTCACCCAACAATCTCTATGAACTCTTTACTCATGCAGTAATTTGCCCAGGAGATATGGTACCTGGAGCTACATTCGTATTTGATGGACAACACTTGAGAGTTAAGAAATGCGGTTGTGGTGAAGGTAATGGCGGAGGCCAAGGAGCCGATAATGCAAAAGTAATTGCCTTAGAAGGTTTGCTTAATGAGGCTAATAAAAAAATCCAAGACCTTACAACAAGACTTGTAAGCTTGTCTGAAAAGCTCGTTTCTCTTGAAAGTGCAAGTCAAAGTACTGACAAGTTCTTTGATGTAGTGTTTAATGGAGAAACAGAAAAAACTGTTAATGATAGTTTCATCACAGAAGATTCTATCGTTGACTATACATTTCTAAATGGGGAAAATGCAGGTGAGATTACTACATATGCTGGTAACGGTAGTGTAACCATTAAATCTACATCTACAGAAACAGGCACATTTAGAGTCCAAATTACTAAAAAGAAATAATTTTATTCTTATCCAATCATAACGAATGGCAAACATTTCAAATACTTCCAAAAGAAAAGATTTAGCAGTTGCAGACATCGCGGGTTTGCAAAATGCACTTGATCAGATCGTTGCTAATGGAGTTAAATTAGTGGATAACCTTATCTCTGATGACGCAGACAAAGCTTTGGCAGCTAAACAAGGTAAGGCGCTTAAAGGTCTTATTGATGGGCTTACTACTAAACTTGCTGCAGTAGAACAAGTGCTCCAATCTGACGATACAGATTTGGATACAATTCAGGAAATCGTTACTAAGATTAAGGCAGTAGATAATGTTCTCGGTGGAGTATCTGCGGTTATGGATACTAAGAAGGCTGAAGCTATTCAAGCAGCTAAATATGCTCTTGATACTAAGGCAGCTACACTTCAAGCAGCTATCGACGCTAAAGTTGCTAAGGCTGACATCGTAGATAACTTGACTGACGGTGGAACTGACAAGGTTCTTTCTGCTGAACAAGGTAAAGCTTTGAAGACTACTTTGGATAAAGTTTCTGAAAAAGTAAATCTTATCGAAACTGTTACTAAATACTTCGAAGTAGAATTCAATGGAGAGAAAGAAAAGGAAGCAACAAACACTTTCTTCAAAGCTAACTCTGTTGTAGACTTTACTTTCCTTGGTGGAGACACTGCAGGTAGAATTCTTACTTATGTTGAAGACGGTAAAGTTACTATCAAGTCAGATGAAAATGAAACAGGTAAGTTTGCTATCTATGTGACTAGCAAGGCTTAGCCTTCTATAAGAGAGGAGGCAACAACTCCTCTCTTTTATTTTGTTTATTACTAACCATATGTGAATTTATATATGAGATAAGCATTTAGTAGAAACCTATATTGGTTCTACTCCTGTCAAAGAAATATATCTTTGAGGGACGAAAATATGGCCAGAAGGAGATTCTATCAATCTAAACCTAGAGAACTGAAAACCTATTGGAAGACTACATGACTGAGAACTCTGGTTTAGAGTGAATGTTAAAGACGCAAGTGAGCCTTTTAAGATAGCGGTTGGGTCAACTTCCTGAGATTCATATGACTGGGATGTATCTGTGGATTGAGGTTCTCCTGTAAGATATCAAGGGGCCCCATCAGAAACTTCTATAGAGCTTCCTATGTCTGAGGGTAAACACTATGTAAAAGTTACTCCACACAACTGAGTAACTGCAGGTTGGGCTAGATGTATGTGACCTTGAGAAGAAGAAATACTTTGGAATGATGATGTAAGTAAACTAGAGTTTGGATTAGAATGGTTGCCTTGATATGCATTTATGGAATCTGAAGATACCGTCGGTGATAGTTTTCTCTCTTATACTTGGGGTATGTGTACTACACTCACCTCTATGCCTAATGCCTTTAGCTTACCTCAGAATATCACAAGCGTAGAAGGTGATTTTCTTTCTTCAACACGAAATTGATGTGAATGATTAACCTCTATTCCTCCAGGGTTTTATATCCCACAAAGTATAACCAGTGTTGGGGGTAGCTTTTTGTCATCTACTTGGAGAGGTTGTACTAATCTCGAACAAATATCCACATCGTTTTGTCTACCAAAAAATATTATCAAAGTAGACAATACCTTTGTTAATGATACTTGGAAGGGGTGTTCTTCGCTCGTGTCTATGCCAGAAGGATTTAATATCCCGCAGGGCATAAAGCAAACCTGAAGTTACTTTCTCTCTGGTGCTTGGTCTTGATGTACTTCACTCACGCATATGCCTGAAGGGTTTACACTTCCGCAAGGGTTAGAAGATTTAGGAGAATCCTTTTTTTCTTCAACTTGGCAGTCTTGTGCGAGTCTCACACATATGCCAGAGGGGTTCAATCTACCACAAGGTATTACTAATATTAAAAGAAGTTTATTCTCTTCAGCCTGGTCTTGATGTACCTCTCTCACGCATATGCCTGAAGGATTTAATCTACCACAATGAGTAAAAAGTGTATGAAATAGTTTCCTTTGGGGAGCCTGGCGAAAATGTGCGTCTTTAACCCACATGCCAGAAGGGTTCACGATTCCACCAGGAATAACAGTAGTTGGAGAAGATTTCCTTTATAGTGCTTGGTCTGGTTGTGCTTCACTTACTCATATGCCCGAAGGGTTTAACCTACCAAGAAACATTGAGAATATAGAACCGTCGTTCTTGTTACACACTTGGTCTTGATGTACTTCACTCACGCATATGCCTGAAGGGTTTACACTTCCGCAAGGAGTTGCTCTGATTAAACATCAGTTCCTTGCGTCAACTTGGAAGGGTTGTACGAGCCTCAAAACTATGCCAGAGAGTTTTGCATTACCTAGTACTGCAACGCTCATTTGGAATGACTGTTTAAATTGAACTTGGGAGGGTTGTACCTCGCTTACTCACATGCCTGAAGGGTTCAATCTGCCAAGAAATACTCAGTGAATATGATGAAACTTTCTCCGTTCTACATGGAATGGTTGTATTAAACTTAAGAAGGTTAATAGCATATTTAACTTGCCAGATGAAACATATGCCGTTGGTAATTACTTTATGTATTCGACGTTTCAATGATGCACAAATTTAGAGAATATGTCAAAACAATTTAAAATCCCTAATAAATTGCAGAGTGCTAGAGAATCTTTTATGCAGGCTACTTGGCAAAACTGTACATCTCTCACATCAGGTTCTCCAGCAGAACCACTCAACTTCCCAAATATTGCATCTGATGGTTACTGATTAAATTGCTTCTGAGGAAGTTGTCCTATCTCACCAGATACTCCTACTCCTTGAAGTAGTGTGATGATTAGAAGGGGATAGATTTTATTTTTGTTTGTATCTTGTAATGTCTAAAAATATTACCAACACTAGTCCAAGTAAGAAAAATATTGTAACTTGGAACAACAAAAACAACGGAGAAATAATTACAATATCTAAATCAGATTATGAGGCACTTGCGACTAAAGACCCTAATGTTCTATATTTAATCGTAGATAATATGGGAAATGTCCCTCACCACAATTGAGGGTCGGGAAGATAATTTTTATTTCTAATTACCATTCAAAATGGACTTTACCAGATTTGGCTTTACTTCTTTAAGTATAGCGTGTTTCCTGGAGTACTTCCACATGAAGCAGGAATCAATAACTATTTTTGCAATACTTCTTTTGATTGATTTTGCGCTATGAATTATTCATGCCTATTATAAAGATAAGCAATCTATCACCTCCACTAGAATGTGGTTGGGTGCGGGGAAGAAAGTATTGAGATTTACAATCCCATTCTCTGTAGTTATCATGCTTAAGGGAATCGGATTTGCAGAGATTGGATTTTTAGTTTCATCTATTATGTCAATCTTAATTGCCTCAGAAGGTTATTCTATTCTAAGGCATTATGTATTCATCCAGACCAAGAAAGAGATGACTGAGATGGATGCAATCGACTTTGTATTAGACAAGGTATCTAACATTATTAAAGACTATTTAACAAGTAATACTAAAAAAGATGTATAACTTTGATTTAAAATTACCAACTTCTAAAAAGACTCCAGGGGTTAACCCTTGCTACGGTATTGTTATTCATCATACTGCTGGCGGAAGCTTCGCCTCCAATATGAGATACCTCTCCTCTTCTCCTAAACAAGCCTCAGTGCACTTTGTTATCGGAGAAAATGGAGAGGCAGGTAAAATTGGAGACCCTAAAGATATCCTCTGGCATGCTGGTAACGGTAGCCGAGGTAGAACTCCTAATGTTAACTACAATATGCTAGGTATTGAGGTTGTAGGATTTGGTGAACCAAATCAAAAACAATATGATAAACTAACAGATTTAGTTGCATATTTGATTAAAACCTTTAATATCAAGGAAGAAAATGTTGTAAGGCACTCTGATGTTACTCAAGCAAAAGAATTTACTTCTCAGAAAATCTTACGAGATGGAAAAAGAAAAGTAAAGAAACGAGACATCTGACCTAGATTCTTTCCTGAGGGGTTTGAAACTTGGAGAAAAAATCTTTATAAATAAAGATATTTTAATTATATAAAATATTATAATATGGCTAATATTTCTAATAGTCAAGATATTTATAATTGAATACGTTTCAATAATAAAAAATGAATAAGATGGGATGCTAATACTGATTGGGCAGAAATAGCATTTAAGTCTAATAATAATGATGACACAACATTTGACTTTAATCTTGGAGATGACGGAAGCGAGTGGTTTAGATTCTTATTCAACAATTCCTGGAAAGTCGCTTGGGATGTGAATGTTGCAAGCTTTAAGCAAAAGCTCTTTGCTCATGCACAGCTTGGAGAATTCCCACTTATCAGTCTTGCAATCTGAGATACAGATACTGGGTTTAATCGAGGATTTGATTGATCTTTTGATGTCTATTCAAACAATGAGAAGATCCAAACATTCAACCAAACATCAGTTCCTGTCATCGCTGAAAATTTGTGATTCAATGTTAAGATTAAAAAAATAACTCAAACACAATATGATGCTCTTGGGGCATGAAGACCAAATAACGTGTTTTATCTTATTACTGATTAATAGATATGAATATTATAGAAAAAAAAATAACGGATGAAAATACCTTAGTTGATGTTAATTTTTGGAAGATTGTAGACGTGGCATTTAACTTTCAATCAAAACAAGTAATTATTACTCTGGCTTGATATATAAACAATGATGCATTAAAAAAAGAACTTCCAATCAAAACATTAAAAATGGTTAAAGATACTCAAAAAAGATATATGGACATAGTTGAGAAAGAATGATCTAAGCCAGTTAGAAGGTGGGTGAACGCCGGATCTTATATTGATTTTGAAAAAAATCTGAATAATATCTTTAATGACTTAATCCAGTATTTAGTAAAAACAAATCCTGATTTCGTTAGTTGAAAAGTTTTAGAGGTTGAGTCTTCTCCTAGTACAAATATAGAAGAAAGATAATACCTTTTTAATTGTATTACTATGTGAAAAATATTCCTATGAGACAATAAGTCAATAAAATTAAACCAAGAGATAAAAGCAGCTTATATCTGAGATGCAAAAATATATCCCAATACAATAGGTATACTTAACAAAGAGATCCCTTATGCCAGATGGAGACTAAAAAAATATTGAGCATGAGGTGTAAGCGATAGGGCGTTTGCCCATTACAACCATAGTTTATGAACGCTATGACCTATTAAAAGTATATGAGATGTTTACTGAGACCTTATTACTCCATGAGGAGAAAAATGAACAGTAGAAATTTCTAACTGAAGGTTATATTATCCTAATCTAAAAGACGATTGAAGTACTAATCGGACATTTTGTTTTTGGATTAGACTGCCATGAGAAACCACATGAGAAGGGCAAATTTTTTCTTCAAATGCACCTTGAGACCCCTCATGAAGAATTTTCTGACAATCCAATTCAAATTCTTATTATTCTAGTTATAACTGATTTTCTTGATTTAGGGTCATTGAATGACCTAAATTAGAAACGGAGAAACGATATTTTATAACATTGGCATGAGAAGATTTTTACATCGACTGAAAACGTATATGAAGTCTTCCTAGTTGAAGTATCGCACCATGACATCTTTATGTATTGTGATGACAATCTTCTAAATGAGAAACACCAGACCCTAATACACCAAGAACATCTCTTAATGCTTCTGAATATATAATATACAAAAAAACTCTGTCAGGGGCAGAAATTAATTGAATATATAATGAATTAAAAGATTTGTATAAATAAAAAAAGCTAGGATTTATTCCTAGTTTTTTATTTCTTTTAAAATTTCTATAGCTTTTACTCGGTCTTCATATACACAGACGTCATCTGTTCCACAAGCTATAAATCAATATCTATCTAATGGGGCGTCTCAATGCATAATACAATACCCTTGACCTCATGGAAGTTTTTGAATTTGGTATATTTCATTCATTTTCTTTCCCATAGCCTCTTGTATCTTTGCTTGAGTTTCTCCATCTACTCAAACCTCAGTTAGTACATCTTCTAGAATATATCTATCCATTATACCTTAAATGAATTAGGATTACTAAAGATATGTTCGATAATCATATAGGCAATCAAGTCCATATAAGTATCTTCCAATTTTTCATCTTCTACCTTTCTTTCCTTTTTCTCATCTTCAAGATTCCAGATTCTAGATATTTTATCAAGCATTCTAATCTTGATGGCATTAGATATTGAAACGCCGAGTTCTGACTGAGCTAATCTAAAGTTCTTAAAAGCGTCATCTGAATCTGCATAGTCATTAGACTTACCTCTAACAGTACTTAGGATTTGTTCCGCTACTTGCTTTTCTTCTACTTTCATCTGCTCTGCTAATTTCTTTAACAAGTCCTTAGCGTCAATATCAATGTTCTTAGAATGGAATCCAATATTAAACATATTTGCCATAAGCAATATACTCAGGTGCATTTCAAAGTTAGCTAGGAATACTTCTTGTTTCATTGTTCTTGTCTTTAAAATATATAAAGGAAGGATTGATTGAATCCCCAATCTCTATTGTAACATACCCCGACTTACCCCTACTCATAAACTGATTAAGTTCGTATGAACTGGGGGAATTCATAGATGGAATTTGTATTCTCATATATTGAGTTCCAGTAGTTAACGATGCTGTGTGATAATGCCCACTCATGATGATATTAAACATTCCTATCTTTCAATAAGTAGATAGAACTTTATTATCTACCTGATTATTAAAACCATTATCTCAGTGATGAAGAATAAGATTAGTTCCTAAAACCTCTTTATTATAAAGTTTATTTGATAAGTAATCTATCTTAACCTTCCCCCCTAATCTTTCTTTGAGATATTCATATCCTAAAGTTCCTACAATTCTTTGTGGGTCAGATTCAGGAGACTTACTAAATCTATCATGATTCCCTGTAAGTCAAATAACTGAAACCTTTATTCCACTATTGAGAATTGATAATATGGTTTCATATAAAAGATTCATACATCAGATAACTTGTTTAACCCCAAGAATATCTAACTCTTCTATTTGTCAGTCATGCATTGCTGTCAAGATTGGGGTTTCAAAGAGGTCTCATAGAACTATTAAAATAATCTCTTTATAATCAGAAGACTTTATATCCTCAGCAAGCTGTACCATATTTTCTATAAGGTCCTCTGTTGTTCTACCGTAATGAAGGTCACCAATAGCTACAATACCTACCTTACCTTTTTTCTTAGGAGTAGATATCTTTCCTTTGAGCTTAGGGACATCGCATTCCTTAAAAAGATTTTTAAAGTATTCCCCTACTAAGTCGCAAGATGCCTTGAACTTTAAAGCAGAATTGATAGTATCATTTCTTGCTTTAGTCCACTGCTTAAATACCTTATCTTGATATTCTTCTTGAAGATAGTCTTTAGAGATTTCAATAGGAGAAGATTCTTTTAAAGCTCTGTGGATTGTTTCGAGAGAGAGTGTTTCTCTCCCAAAACTTTCCTTACAAATATCTTTAATCTTTTGTAATGTTAATCCTTGAGCTCTCAGCTCCCTTATCTTCTGCTTCATACTCAGTGGCAATTTTGTTTTCATCTTCAATAGCTCTAATAAAAATATTATAACAACTGTCATACAATTCAACAAAGCTATCTTTAAAGTCCAACATCTCTTCTGGTAGTTCGTCTCTTTGGTTATAAGCTTTAAGAATTGATCCTAAATTTTCTATATTGTTTTCAATCTTATCATACAGTTCATTCATTTTTATATATCCTTCAAGGATTGTATTAACCTTTACTGCATGGTCTTTATAATACTTCTTAAGAAGTTCATTAAATAATACTCTCGACATCTTCAATATAGTTACGAATAAAATCCTCTAGCTCTGCCAAATCTTCGATACTTAAATCTACATTACTATAAAAGCTAATAGTATATTCGTGTGGCCCACTATTAAGCAATCTTTCCATCTCCGCAACGGCTCGTTCCTCATGCATCTCTTCTCTTAGAGATAACAACATTTCTGGTTCAATCATTCCTTTTAACTATTTAATATTATAAAATTCCATAATCCTCCAATACTTCTTTTACTTTGGTGTATAATATACTTCAGGTATCAAGGTCTTTAATATACATTCCTGTTTCATCATCTCAGAAATAATATCTTCCTCACTTGAAATGAAATATATCGGTCTTATGGTCATAGTTCTTAAATAGCTGTTCTATTGTTGCTTCAAAGTATTGGCTATAAGAACTTACCTCTTTGCTGTAGTAGTTAGGGAAGTAGCCTTTTACAAACTCTACAAGTTCTTCTAGGTCCCCCCTGTCCATAACTTCTACAAGCTTATCTAGTGTTTTCACCAGAAAGATAAGTCCATCAATTGACATTTTTTTTCTTATCTTTTATTTAAATTCAACGAGATTTGATTTCATAAGGATAAGGTTAATCCCAGCTGGTTGGAGCTCATCATATTCAAATCTAAATGATGGAACTTCAACTTCTTCATCATTAAATGCAGTCATAATAACTCTCTGCATTGCCTCTGCCTCATTTCTTTTTCTTTCGGTAAGCTCAGTGAGTTTATCTGCGTCCTCCTTAGTAGGTTTCTTTTTTAGAAGAAGTTTATTAAGGTCTGTATATTTCTTATCCATACTTTCGAATACTTCTTGCATTCTTTTATTCAATCCGTATTCTTCCATTTTCTTATTCATAGTAGGCTCAATCGCATCTTGCCATGCCATAATAGCCTCCAAGTTTTTTCTTTTCATAGGTCTAGTAATCATATCCGCAAGGAACTTTGAAATCTCTGTAACAGTTCCTACTGTAGTTTTAATCTTTTTAAGTGCCATTTCTTTTTAAACTAAACAGGTAAAATATCAAATTTTCAATTTGGGTTTCTCTCTACGAAAGCTTTTGCGCTTTCATAATCTTTAAAGGTTTGTCCAGGCAAGGTATAATTTTTCTTCTGGTCTCCGTTAGCGTCATAATATGTTTCTGTGTATCTTAATACCTTGTACGACCTTGGTTTATATACCTTTGCCCTTTCTTCAAGAAGTTTCTTGACCTTATCAATTTCTTTATTATCATCAGATTCTGGTTTCTTAAGTTCTTTAACTTCCTCCTTCAATGCCTTTACAGATTCTGCCAACGAACCAACAACACCTAAGAGTTGCTCCATCATCTTGTCGGTATTATTCTTTGTCATTTAAATCCATAATTTTAGTAATTAAATCAATCTTAGAGATACCTACCATCCTTCCAGTTCCTCACTTAGACTTATAAAGTTCTCTAAGCTCTTGCATTTTCATACCTCACAAATCTAGGAAATCAGTATCGGTTTTCTTTAGAACCTCAGTCACTTCTTCTATGATAAGATTTTCTGGTTTAAGTGGCTTAGTAAGGAAAGCATCATATTCCTCTTCTTCAATCTCTTCAGGAGACTTATCTAGCTTAAGACTAGACAAGTCAACCTGCTTTGGTTTATTAAATTGTATTCTCATATTTTATAACATACTCATTAAATATTCAGCAGATATTTTGACAGAACTATTGTTAGGAATTTTGTCTAATATCTTTGAAAGGTTATCATTTATAATCTGTGAGTTTTCATTTACAAACTTACCAAGATTATTCATCGCTGGATAAGATACAATAAATCAAGTATCTGTTAGTTTAAATCGGTCAACTCACAATTCTGTATTTAAGTCTAGCAGTGTTGAAGACAGGATTACTCTTTCGGTTTGAAAGTTCTCATCACTAAACAATGTACATTCAAAGTGATAAGTAAATCAATTGCCATCATTAGTGTCATAAGCGTTTACTGCACAATCTCTTTTACCTACATATCTAATAATAAATTTATTGATATAGTCTCGGCTTCAAAGCTCAACTGGCTTATCAAATCAAGACTCTTTAATATTAGATAGTACGATTTTTTTAAGGTAATCGTTTTTTATTCCAAGTTCGAATATATCATTTATTGCAAAGATATATGAATAAGTATCTGCCGACCTTGAATCTACTCACTGGTCTACCAGGTCTAATGCATATCTCCTTGCGATATCACAAACAACATCTTGTTTTTCTAGATAGGTTTTATAGATGTCATCACAGGCAGTAAACCTTGTAATGGTATTTACATCTTGCTTACCTCACTCCCTCCATTGTTTTCTACTAGTTACACAAATAACAAATCTGTTGTTTAGAGATTCATCTTTAAATGACCTCTCTCCAACACAAAACACTGGCGCTCTGAGATTAAACTCAATGTTTTTATCTAATGAACCTCTTGCTGCGATGTCACGATTAACAACATTTCTAACGAGCTCTTCTGTATAAGGGCTTACTTTTTGAGTAAGTTCTTCTAAGAAGAGTACTGAATAATCAGATGCGGCTTGTTTCAAAGGTTGTGGAGTAATACCAGGCAGTGATAGTGACCTTGCACTTGCTCAATATCAAATCATTGCTTTAAGGATTCTTTGCATAGCTGTTTTACCGCTACCAGTTTTACCTGATAAAAGCAAAGCAGGATAGGTGTTAAACCCTTGCCAAAGATTCATTCAAGCTAAGGCAAGTGCCTGTAAGAAAGATGGAATAGCTAAGCTATCATTATAAATCTCTCTATACTTTTCAAAGTATTCTTTTACTGTAATTTGTTCTAGGTCGGATGCATTAGGGAATGTATGTTGTGTCATTATCTTATCTCATCCTAGCTCTCAGTAAACAACGCTTCATCAAAGAATAACTTTGTCTTTATAATATCAAGACAACTCATAAACATCAATCTCTTTTATCGATTTGTCATTATTCAATGCCTCATAAAAAAGTCATAGTTGGTCATCATCTCAATAAAAAAACAATCCATCTTTATAAGTTTTATTGTGGTCTCTCTTGTTACTCTTTGGAATAACCATTCCTGCTTCTCAATTTACACTGATGATATAGGTTCTTTGTTTGTCGGATTCTCACATACTCGATTGTTTCACGTATCCTTTTCAAAGAATTTCTATTTCTCATCTAAAAAGAATCTTTTCTTTTTCATAAACTGTTCAGTCTTTCAATGTTTTTTCCTCAGAAATAACAATTCACTTTTCATAAATAAAGATACTGTATTGGAATTCAGAGAATATCTGACATACCTTTCATAAGGATTTACCTCATTCTCACATAAAGAGATCGAACTTTCTTGCTAAGTGAGTAAAGACTAATGACCTATTACCCTTATAGAAGAAGTATAAGAATTCGTATGGATTTCATATTGGAGTGTCATAGGCGCTTTCGCAACCATTATATACAACCCTATTTCATTCAATCTCATATCATGGAACTTCCTTCCCTTTATAATAGATAACTCAATCCTCACAAGACACATCTCAACTAGTAGAGTTAATAACCTCTTCTATATTTAACTTCAGTATTTTATTATAATAACCTACTGTAGTATTTTTAGAAAGAAGCATTTTAATATCTCTAGCTACTTCTTCTCTTTGTGTTCTTAAAAGATATCGCCTTTGTACATCAAGGTAGCCAAATACCTTTCATGTATCCTTGACTATTTTAACTTCTACTTTACTAATACCTTGCCATACATAACTTCAAGGATATGGTAGAAATTCTCAAATTCCTACGGTATCTATATCGTCAACAAGTGATGTTGGAAGTTCTAAAAGATTATCTCAATAGTTACTATATAATACTTTTCTATCTTTAGGATTAAGTATCCAAAGATAATAATAAGTTTCTCAACTAGATATTATTATAGAACAATCAACATCTTTTATTTCTCATTCTCATTTAGCTATGATAGCAGAAATATATGTTTGAGATGGCTTTGCAGTAGTAACTCTCTCTCACTTAGTGTTTGATAACCCATATCTTCCATTCGGAGTAAATAAGAAAGATGAAGGATATTCATTGTTTAGTGCAAGTCACTCTTCAATAGAAACAAAGATGTTATTTTGCTTACATTGTTTTTGTTTCTTTTGAGTTCAATCTTGATAAACTTTAAATACAGGATTATCGAATTTTGTAATAAAATGTTCCTGCATGGTCTTATTTTATATAAAGGGTAAAACAGTTTAATCTTTAACTCTCTCCATATCCAATTCCTTAATAGTAATTATAAATGGAGCTCTGTTTCACTCCCCCATACTGATACATGCGTCATAGAACAAATCCCATGCATCTCTTGCCTGAATCATAGCTTGTGTTTTATCAACACCTCTACTTTCAAGTAGAGCTACCATCTCATGCCAGATGATTGGGATACTTTTATTTGTCTTTGTATAGATTGTGATGAACTTTCATTCCTCTTTTATTGGTACATAAAAGGTTGGTGTTCATTTGTTTTCTTTTACATAAAGTTTTTTTTTCATCACTCGGTCTTGTGATAATCTAAATCTTCTTCTTTCTTCCAGGTTTCTTTTTCTCTTCTACTTTTGCAGTTTTTTCTGACTTCTTTTCAAGCTTTTCCAATTCTTTCATCTTAGCTTTTTTATCTTCTTCGAACTTGTGTTCTGCCAGTCTTTTTTCTCCTGCTTTAATACTGTCCTTTACTCTTGATACTTCTTCAAGAAGTTTCTCTTTATGATAGTAAAGGTCATTGATATTAGACGCAGCAAAGTCAGCAGCAATCTTTTCTACATCAGAAAGGCTCATTACATAAGCATCCTTAAGATAAGTTCCATCGTTAAGTTCCCCTTGGATAAGAACGTCCTCTTGGTCTACATCAAGAGTAATAAAGATTTTCTTAATGTTAACTTTGTCGATAATACCGTTTTCTCTAACAGTGTAGGTTTTGAAATCAAACCATTTCTTCAAAATGTTTAGGTCTTTGAATTCTTTTAGGAGTTCAAGAGACAACTCTTTGTGTTTGTTTTCTACCTTTCTCAGCTTAATCGCTGTCTTGATTGTCTCAAAAATCTGCTTTTGAGGTTTTAGGAAGTCTAGCATATTTTTTTCGTAATATATAAAAACAATCTTTACTATACAGATTTCATAGCAAAAATCAAGTTTTTATAATCTTTTTTTAGGTTTTCTAATCTTGTATGGATTACTGGATCTATCTCGTCACTTTTGCTCTCCTCGTTCTCCAGTTTTCTAATCTCTCTTTCAAATTCTTTTTTAATGATATCATTTTCTTCTTTGGAATATATAACGATTTTATCATCTTTTACTTCAATTCTTTTATAAAAAACTCTTGTCTCGAAAGGTTTAATTGCCTCTTCGAATTCCATTCCCTTTTCTATTCTAGAAAGAAAGGCTTGCTTTGATATCTTTTTCTTCTTATAATGTGAATAAAAAATATCAGCTTCTGATGTTTGTTTGATGTTTTCTCTATACCAATTAGTACATCTCACTCTTGATGACAATGCTATTTTATAAGGGAGTCACATTAGAACATAATGCCAAAGTTCTCAAACTGGAATTGATGAAGTTCTTTTTTTCTTCAAAAGTTCATCGTGTAGTTTAATAAACCCTTCTAAAGTTATTCCTTGAGCCACTCCTGCCGAGCTTGTTTCTTGCTTAGACTTAATTCTCATTTTAGATTTATCGAATAATTAAAAATAGTATCAGTCACCATGTGATATGATATAACCATAGATACTCATCCTGCTTTTTGAAATTCTAAAAGGTTAGCAACTTGATGTGGATAAAGTTTTTTAAGGATCCTTTCTTCTGTAGATTCAGAACTTGCTTTGTCTATTTTGAATTCTAAAGCCAGCCCCTTTCACTTCATACATCAGAAAGCGTCAAAGGGTTTTTTAGTGTTTCAGATATCTGGAATATTTCTCACAAAAGCTCATTTCTTAGTAAGGCCTTTGAGATATGCAGTTTGGAATTCTTTTTCTGATTTAAATACCATCGTTTAAAAACTCTTGCCAATTAAAAATCTCTCGTTTATTCTCTTTATAAATTTTCATTCTGTTTGACGCTCAAAAGTTTTTAGCATATTCATTGCTTCCAACTCTACCATAATCCTGAAAATCTACTCGATATCCATACTTCTTGTCTCAATAAAACCTTCTTGACCTTCCGACCATTTGTTCGATTGAACCTTTCCAAGAAGTAGAATAAAACAAAACTCAACATTGAATAGATGGAACATCAAATCATTCTCACGAAGCAGATACCATACCCAATAAAAGGAATTCATCTTTAGACTTAGCTTCTTCAATTACTTTTTCTTTGTCTGAATCTCAGTGGATAACTAATGCTTTAGGGAATTCTTTTTGTAGTCTTTCTATATAGGTCCTTCTATCCACAAATACCATTATTCTTTTAAAACCTTTTTTAAAGTACAAGTCTTTTAAAACTTTTTTAAGTTCCTCAATTCTTTCTTCGTTTGAGTTTATAAGATTTCTAAGCACCTCAGGAGATTCTGGAGCCAGTCCTTCACAAGCTTTAATATAATCTTCTGTTGAATAGTTGTGTTTGTATTTATAAGTCGCCACTCTTACAGGAAGTGAAGCCAGTCCAGTGCCGTAAATATCATTAAAGTAATGGTAAAAATCTTCTTTCTCCATTTCTTTTCTAAATGGAGTTCAGGTAAATCCAACAATACCAAGCTTACCCTTAAAGGTATTACAAATATATTTCATACCATCAGACAGATGATGTTGCTCATCGTTGAGTAGAAGCTGGTATTCTCAGTTATTGATTATATCCCAGCAGTTTACAGCCGTCTGCCTGTGGCAGACTATAATATCTGGGAGGTTTCATTTCTCAAACCTCTTTCTTACCCCTGTTCAATCTAAAACTGCAACATCAAAGTATGGTTCAAAAGTATTTTTAATACCAGCACAGATAGCTTTTGATGGAGCAGTAATGATTGTTTTACATTTATAAATGTTAACTATACCTAACATCTGCACAGTCTTACCTGTCCCTACCATAGAATCAATAAGAATAGAATATCAAGGATTGTCTTTAACAAATTCAACAGATTTCTTTTGCCCTTCTCGGAGTTCAAAGATTTCTTTTTTTTGCTCAATCTTCTTCTCTACTCAATCCTTCTTACCTTTTCTATATTTAGGAGGCAAGTAGTATAAATTCTTTTCTGCTTTATAAAAAAGATTGACTCGCTTTTGATATACCTGTCATCCAGACATCGCAGCCCAGTTAGGACTGCGGTCTAGAATTCTATATTCTCTTGCTTCTGTAATCTTTTCTACATAAGGTCTTCCGTACATATCATACTGCATTAGTACTTTTTTAATATATAAACTAATCTATAATCCCATCATCAGAAAGTTGTGGGATGGTATTTTGTTCTATTTCCACAATTCTTGCTCGTTGGTATTTTGTGATATTGAGCGCGTGTTCTCACTTAATATAAACTCTAACCCTATCCTCTCCAACTCCCAACTTAAATTCAACATCCTTAGGGTCAAGCTCTGCCAATGGAAACAAATCTGTAGATACGAGTTCCTTTAACTCATTAGTTTTATTTACCTTGAGTTTGCAAGGTATTTTATTTAGCTTCTCCATTTTTCGTTACTTTATCTAAAAGTTCAGGTATAATATATTTTTCTATAAAATAATAATTAACTATACGCCCCTTATTTTCAGGTTTCTCTCAATCAGCAAGATAGCTAGTTCTTGTTAATATTTTCTTAATTGTGTAAATATCCTTATGTGGATAGTCCGTACCTGCCGCCGCTGATTTCCAGGTATCTAGATAGCTTTTACTATACACAACTTTATCTCAAACTTTAAATCCTTCCATAGCGTTATTCTGTTTTATTTAAAGTACCTCTTTTCTTACCAGTTATTAATTCAGAGTAAGGTAGGGTTTCAATCCAGTCGCAAAACATTTATATGATTTTTTTAATATCTATTGGCTCTGGGCATTCAATATATCATAAGTGTATATTGCTATGACAAGACTTACACACAAATACAATCTCATTCCAAAAACTATAGTTTGGGTGATGCGCTTCTATTTGTCATTCGGAACCACAAATACTACAAACACTTGGTCTTAAATTATGCTTTTTTATAAAATCTCCTGTTTTTTCGTGGATATATGCATATCATTTCTTTCTCCTTCTTTCATACATTTTCTTCAATAACTCTTTTGAATGTTCAGAGTTATATATTTTTTTCTTTAATACTAGTTTTTCTCTTCGTTTTACTCTGTGTTTTTTACTTCGCTTGCGAACTTTATCTGGATTTTTTTCTTTATATTTATTCACCTTATCTTTAATTACATCTTTATTTTTTATATAATAAACCCCCATCCTTTCTCTATTCTTGCTCCTTAATTCATCTATATTTTCTTTATACCATATATCTCTGCGAGCCTTTCTACATTCCATACATTTTCATGAATATCAATAGGTGTTTCTCTTATCAATTGGGAATAATGTACAATGTTTAATCATTAAACACTTTTTACATTCTATATGGAGCTCTCATCAAACAAGATAGGTCTTAATTTTTTTAGCCATAACTACTAATATTTAATAATTAAACCCTCTTCTTTCACGTAATTAGCTCGCTATATGGTAATGTTTCGATAAAGTCGCAAAACATTTGCCAATCTGGTAAGAGATGATTTCTTCTCTGTGCGTAGATTGTTTTGAGCTGACGATAGTTAGTCGTCATTCTTGCGGTAAGCTCCAATCAAGCAGGTGCATTATACAAAAGCTTTAACTTATTCTCCTTTGTCGGATTCTCATTGTAAGCATCCTGTAACTCTTTCATGTGCTCCTTTGTTTGCTGAGAAACATATTCATTAAAGACTTCATCAAAGTTCATCTTAGTCAATCTATGCATCGTAGACTGACTAGAGATAAAATCTAAAAAGTGATATCTCTCAGCTTCTACCCAAGCTTTATTTGAAAAGGTTAGGTCAAACTGGGCAATCATTCCTGTAAGGAACTGATCATGACCGCTCCCAGCAGGAGTATGAGCTAATGCAATTGCCCTCTTTCAAGGGAAAGATAAGATGTCTCTTATCTCATCCTTAAGGCATTCCGGTGTTTCTGTCCTCATTGGGTATCATGAGGCAACAATAGAGTCTTCTATTCCGTGTGTTGTTACATTACTAATCTTTGGCATGTTATCGTTTTGTTGTAATAATTAAAGTTATTATTTCGACAATCAAAGCAACTGATGTTGCAAATATTCAAGCTTTATCTTCCGTCGCTATTGAATATATCAACAAAGAAAATGCCAATCATATAAACATTGCTAAGAATTGATTTGCTTCCATTTTTTTATTTAATAAATTAAATTTCATCCTGTTCAATAGTTACTTTAATGTTTGATCTAAATTTCATTTCATCTATCGCCTTAGATATTGCGGTATTAATAAACTGTTCTTCTTGTTGTGTTAAATTCACAGCGCCTTTAGACCAAAGGTTATATGTTTCCTTGGGTTTCCTTAGCATATTTTCTATTAGTATTTGATTCCACCCTGTCATACCTGATATTTCTTCTATAGAACCAGTTCATCTAATATATCTATTAACGCTTTCTTTTATATCGTTTTTTGTTACAATAGATCTATCGATAAAATCTTCTAGTTCATCAACTCCACGCAATGCCGATTCGATCAACCAATATTCTTTGCTACTTTTATATAGAACTGGTCAATGTTTATTTTCTCACAATATATTTTTTAATCCTTGATATGCAGTAACTACTCCTGGAGTTTCAGCATATAACCCCTTGTCTACAACAAACCTCCAAAATCCAGATTCTCTTCTTACAAGATCGGTGATTTTAAAGTACAACATGTCACTTTCCTTAAAATCTGATATAAGGATAAATCCTGTTCCATCTTTATCACGAGAACAATTAAATGTATTATCGTTTTTACCTCGAGGCTTCCATCACATTGAAATCAGTTCATCGATTATTTGTAGTATATTTCTCATAATATCGTGTATTATAAACTAAAACTTATTTACCTGAGCTACCATATCCAGCATCTCATCTATTAGTATCAGACAATTCATCAGCTTCTTCCATTTCAGGATCAAATTTTTCTATTGTATGAAACACTATTTGTGCGATACGATCTCATTCAGACACAATATAATCCTCGCTAGAAAAATTATTTAATATAATTCATACATTTCATACATATCAAAAGTCTATTGTACCGCCAGTAGTATAAATTCACTTCAAAGCCATTCAACTTCTAGTGTATATCTGTCCGAACATTCCATCTGGAATATCAATAGCTATGTCTGTTTTAAATAGTTTTGTTTCTCCTGGTTTTAATGTATATGTTTCTGTTGAATACAAATCGTATGCTGCATCATCTGGTCTTCATTTTTTAGGAGCAATTCCTTTGTTAGATAGCTTTTTAAACTTAATTTTATTTGTCATCGGTTTCATGTATAAATCATATAAATGTCTCCATTTGTAATGGATGTCTTCTTTTCAGTCAATATTTATTACATTATTCTTTAAATATCATATGAACTCTCTATTATTTTTTTGTGTAATTATATTTGAATTTAATAATTTTTCTGCAAATTTTGGATCATCTGATGATTGAATAAGTGATTCTTTAGATATAACTCATTCTTTCACTCATTTTAATGCGGCAATTCAGAATTGTTTATGTATCCAACAGTGTGTATTTCTATCAACTAATAATAAATTTTCTGGATTGTTGTTTCATCTGTTACAATCCCAGTGATGAATATCATATCATTTTGGCAATTCTTCCATCATTAATATTAAGGAGCAAACATATCTATGCTCGGCCATTCTATTTATTTTCGGTGGGAAAATTGTCTCATATCAATTATCTTGTTTTCATCATTTAAAGTTAGGATTCCTCTGTCATCTATAATATTCTACCTTTAACTGGCCTGCACAATAACGAGAGCACGCTAATCAAATTTTTACCTCTTTTAATGCTTCTTTATTTTTTAACCAGAAATCCTTTCAGCAGAAACTACATTTAACTAATTTATGTCACTTATTAAATCTGTATTTATCACGACATTCAAACCCACAAAATGCTAGCTTTCACTTTCTTCCTTTATTTTTAGGTATCTCTAATCAACAGTAATCACAAATCCTATTCATACCTTCGTTCTAATCACAAAGTAAAGTATATATATCAGTTCAAATTAAGCCATATAGATATTGTGAAACCCAAGCACAAAACAACATTATCGCAAATACTACAATACTCCGTTTCCAATTTCTTTCTTCTAGAGTAACTAATAAGAAACAAAACGCCATAAATGATAACACTCCAAATCAGAAACTACCAAAAGCATAATCTATATTATATCCAAATTCAAATCTACTTGTTTGCTCTGAATTCATTTGATGATTGCAGTACATTTCTTTTTCTAATCGACTTGTTCTCATCCTTCGTCTTTATAATATAAAAGATACATATCTTGATATATTAATTTAACTAAGTCTTCCATGTTTAAACTTCAATCTAGATATTTTTCAATCTGTTGTTTTGTTGGGGGCATATCAAAAAATATATTTTTCTTAATCCAATCAGGAAGATTCAATTCTGGTATAATGTTATAGATATATTTACCTACTTCACATAAATCATAATCAATATATGATATATAAGTAGTTAATGCTTCTTCTTCATTATCGCAATAGTATCCTATAAATTGATAATCATCTAATAAAGGATTATAATCTTGTTTAAAATAAATATAATTTTCTTTTTCTTTTTTATAAATATCGTTACATCTTTTATTAAAATCCAATATTCTTTCTTGAATTTTTTTAATATTCTCTCATTTCATAATACTCATTCAAGCTCCTAATTCACGTTGTTTGAGTATTGGCAAGATAATTATAACACCCGAAGCCCCATACTCTCATCTTTTATTGATGAGAGTATAGAACTCGTTTGCTCTTTTAATCTTACCTTTCTCAATAATATCTTTAATCATTGTCTGTAATTTCTTCAATAAATTGATTGTCGTTTATATCTCCATTAAGCCAAAGTTCAAGACACTTAATCCTTTCTGGAGAAACTTCTTTCTTTGTCAAGTTACTAAAGTACTCTTGTACATGTCTACCATGTAACATGTCAAATAATACTTCTGGCTTATAGCCATACAACCCATTAAACCACTCTATAAATTCTTTTTTCATTCTATCTATTTATTAAGAATTAAATAATCTTATCAAGATGTAGGTTAATAATTTCTTTAATCTCGTCTTCATTAAGTGGTTCATCGCTATCCTCATCAATTTCTTGTACCCACATTTTGCCGTAGGTATTGATGTCGGCATCCACAATCTTTTTAGGATAATAAAGAACTACAGTTCTCACAGCCTCTGCAAGTAAGTCGGCAGATGAAGGATATTGATTATCCTCAATCTTATTCTCTGTCAAAAGCTTCAGTCTTCTCAAATGCGCATAGTAATCTACTCTTTCTAGTGCAATGTTAATTGCTTCTTTAATTGTCATGTTCATAATATATATAATAATAAAATAAAAACTATTTTAACTTTAACATTTCGTAATTAAAAATCAAGTCGATTTTTTCTCGATTTTCAATATTCCTTTCTTTACATGCTTCTTTATTTTTCATAAAGTATAACCAAACCTCTATCAAGAGAGGCTTTCTCTCTTCGCTTATTTGATCGGAGTAACAAAATATAATATCATCAAGTTTTGGATTTTCTTTTCAGGTTATCTTTTTAATATGTGTAATATAAAACGCTCTGTCTTTCCACATGTTTAACCTGTAAAAATAAAATCTTCGTCTATCCCAAATTTTTCTGCTATCTCTTTACGAGATAGATACTCTTTATCTTCTCTCATATACTTTCGATGCGTTACATCTATTAACATTCACTCTATAAAGAGTGTATTATTTTCAAGTTTTCTAGCACAAATATATGGATATCCATCATTATTTTTGTTCATTCAAATATACCAAAGACGTCTCCAATGTATTTTATCATTACTCACCTGTACTTTTTGAAATAACGTTTCATTATCTTCATCTTTTCTTTCTACCAACTCAAGATCCTTTTCAAGTCGGAGTATTTTTATTCCACCCTCTTCGTGTCATACAAGTTCTCGTTCTCTTAATGAAATAGTAAATTCATCTTTAGATGTTAACTTCAAGCACTTCTTTGCCATATCAACAAGTACCTCTCTTTTTAATCTTACCCTATCGCCAATATTAAATTTCATAATAATGATATAATAAACAAAATAAATAGCCATGGAATCTTTTTTTCTGGGACAATTTCTAATTGCTCTTTTGTCCATCGGGTCTTTTCGTCCATATAAATCATTTTTCAATCCTTACTTATGTGATGAGCTTTAAATCAATTTACTAAAGTTCTTACATAATTTATATCCCCATCAATCCAGTTTAATGCCGGTGCTAATCTTGTAAGCCTAACTTTATCTCACACTTTTATTCTGAGATCATTAGG